GCGGTAGCGACATTCTCGGTCGTAGCCTTGGCATTCCAGGCGGTGCGCTCCTCAGCGGTAATGTGGGCAACCTTGTCGCCGGAGTGGCCGCTCAGCGCATCATTGACAGCCTTGATCTTCTCATCGGTCTGGGCCTTGGTGTAAGCGTCCGGGTTGGCAACATACAGACCATCTTCCTTGATCTTGATGTTGTTGTCCTCGGCAGCAGAAACCTTCACATCGACCGAGATGACATTCTGGTCAGAGACAGTAACAGAGGCAGTCTTGGAAGCACCACCGGTGTAAACATCCACCAGAGCAGCAGCGGGGATCTTGACAACCTCGCCGGTGCTGATGGTCAGCTCGATCTCCTTCGTCTCGGTATTGTAAGCGCCGCTCTTGACAACCATATCCTTGCCCAGATTGATGGTCAGCTCATCGCCGCCAAACACAGGCATCTTGATGGTGCGGGTCTCGGCATCATAGGTAGGCGCATGGACAACACCAGTCAGCGTAGTCTTGACAGCAGCAGTGGCATCGCCCTTGTCAACTGTCAGGACACCAGCATCATAGATGACATCGGTAACGAACTTGCCCCTCTGACCAATGACCTCAGCCACCTTGCCGCTGACATAATCAGCAACAGCCTTGGTGCTGGGGATGTTGTCATCGGTTGCGCCGGAGGCAGGAATCGCGGTAATGACCTCCTTGGTCACCTGAATGAAGTCACTGCCATTGAAGGCATAGACAGTCATCTGCGGAGTCTTGACATAAAAAACGCCCTGCTCACCATTCTCGGCGGAGGGCAGATTCTCAACGATACGAACGCTCTTGGTGTACTCAACAGGACCCTTGAACAGCTGATGCGTATCAGAAGTAAAATACAGGGTACCGGCGTCCTTGACTTCCAGAGCCTTGTAGTCAGCGTACTTACCAAAACTAAAATTCACGTTTGCCATATTTTTTCTCCTTTACATAGTGTAGAAATCTCTCTTTGCTATTTGCTTAGAACTCCTGCCACACAAAGCCAGCGTTGGCCGTGACAGTCGGCTCTACAACAAAGCTGCTGTCGCCGCTGGCCTGAACAGTGTACGGCTGGTATTTACCGTTGTCGTCACGAATCATGACGAACTGGCCTGCATAGGTGTCGCTGTTTTTATTCAGCGCCGTAATGGCCTCGCCAGGGCTGTTGAACAGCAGCATACGGGGTCGAAGTGCCTGCTGTGTCTTGTCATCCTTGATGTAGATGATCTCCGAGGTATCCTTGGTCACAACAAGGTCGCGTCCATCCAGCTTGCCGCTTTCAATCGCGGTCGCAATGTCGCTGGCATTACCGTAACCCAACTTAGAGTATTTATTTGCCATCTCAATCTCTCCTTTCTTTGCGTACTACATAGAAAAGCTGGATGGCTGAATTTAAAACTCAACCACCCGGATAGTCCCATCCTCCGGGTCGGAGCCATTGTCCACGATCTGCACGGTATTGCCAATCGCCTTATCCCCGGCCTTCAGCTGCAAACGGCCTTCGTTGTACAGCAGACCGTCGGCCTTGCCGCTTGCTAGATTCTGGTTTGCTTCGACTAACTGATTGGTAAGCGCCTGCAGAGCAATCATACGCTGATCCAGCGCAGTCAACGCCTCGTCCGGGATAATGTCGCTCCATGCACTGATCGGCAATACCCTGATATTCGTCGCCTGTGTGTGGCGCACGTGCTTTATTCCGGTGCCGTCTGCCTCCATCTCGACTTTGTAAAAAGTCAGCTGCACCGCAACATCCCCGGCCTCGGCAGTCAGGTTCGTATCAAACGGCAATCTGTATTCCAACATGCCCTTGTACGGCTCATCACTCAGCGATAAAATCTCGGATTTATACCGCTTGCTCACAGGCGGCAGATATTCCATCAGGCAGGTAAATCCGCTCATGTCCTGCTCTTTATAAACAGGCTCTACCAGAAAATGGAGATTGTCTACCAGCTTCGACTGCTGCATAATGCGTTCCTCTACACTGACAGTCAGCTGATTGTCGTCTCCCAATAAAATCGTATACATCCTTACTCACACTCCTTCGTGATAAATTCGGCCTCTTCAGCTGTAATTTTCTTTGCCGCCAAAAGCGCGTCCACCTTTGCATCTGTAACTTCCTTCGCCTTGTACAGCCGTGCAAGGCTCTGGACAAAAGTGCTCACCATAACAACATCTGCCATTACAGCACGCCCCCTTTCAGCAGCTCCAAAGTGTAAGCATCAATGATTTCCTCGGCAGTTTTACCGTTCAGCATTTTCAGCTTTTGATGCTCATAGGTATCAATCGGTATCAGTTGCACGGTGTCGTAGCCCTCCACGGGGAACTTGTACAGTTCCTCACTGTGCCAGACCTTATCACCATCACTGGAAAGAAAACCCTGCGCCTCATCCTCGGGGCACAGGGTCATAATTTTGTGTTTGGGCTGATACTTTACATATGTCAAGTGGTCGAGCACATCGATCACACGGTCATTGTACATGACTTTATAATACATACTCGAACCTCCCTTAAATACTAAACATCAACAGGATGTCGTTTGTGTCCGTTGGGTAAAAATACCCATAAACCTCACCGGATGTGTTCACCGCATTGTAATAGGCGTTGTAATCCTTATTCGGGCTTCGCGTCCAGTACGAAACCACTTCGCCGTCCGGGTTTGTGCGCTTACGGCTCGTATTGGTCGTGATGAAATCGATCGCCGTGCCCTCATACACATACGGCTCGGAACTCATGTTTGCATCCAGCTCAATCGCGCTCGGGATAAAGATGTAGCAGTCCGCCGTAGAAACATCGGTCTTAGCATTGCCAACGTTGCCGGGGACCTTCACCTTTTTAACAAGCTGACGCCAGCCAATCGGCAGCGCCTTATAGACGCGGCTATTCAGATAGGTGTTCAGTGTCGTAGGCTTCGCCCAACCGCCGGTATTGTTATTGGCATTGTCCATGGACATCGTCTTACCCAGCGTCTTTTCCGCCAGCAGGCTCAAAGAGCTGCGCTTGCCCGTGCCATCGCTCAAGTAGTAACGGTTGGAGCAGGCGTTAAAGGTCAGCTCACTATGCACCCAGTTGACAAGCTCCTTGCAGGTGGTAACACCAAGGTCAGCATACCAGAGTTTCGCCCAGTACACAGTGCCGATGCCATAGCTTTCATACGCACCGTCAGCAGCCTTCGCGCAGCCAAACACCAGCTCGGCATTTGTCTTTGTAGTGCGTGTACGGCTAAGCTCCGTGTACTTACTGGTATCAGCACCCATATTAGAGGTGTAGACATGCAGCCCATTCTCGCCCTTGATGTGGCGCAGGACAATGATTTCGCGTGTGCCAGGCATAGCAGCGTCCGTAGACTCAGTACCCCAAGCCAGCTTACAGCCGCTATTCTTCCAAAGGCGGAAACCATTCATGCCGTCACCGTCATAGCACTGCATCAGCACGCCGTTATTCGCAGTCGTGCCCATCATGCGGAAGTCAACCGCAAGCGTAAAGCTCCGATCCTCGCTCAGCAGATTCACGCCAGTGTCCACATGATTCTTGCCAGTAAACTCCGTCGGCTGTGCAATCAGAACCTTTTCCGTAATATCATCAAAACTAAAGTCCGCACCCATCGTAATGGTCACAGGGTCTTTGCTTGTAACAACGGTGCTCTCCACACCAACCTTCGTCATCGCATAGATTTCAACAGGCCGCAGCGAACCGAACTCCTTGCCGTCGAAATACCCGCTCACATACTCGCAGCTGTCATATACAGCGTTGATATCCTTATCACCGGTCACATAGCCGCCTTTGTCCCATCCGCTGAACAGATAGTATTTGTAGGCCGTTTCCTCGCCGGTATAAACAGGCATATCGCCCTCGTACAAAACAGTCGAACCATACGGAGCCGTAACAGACTTCAATACCGCACCACGGTTCAGATACCGCACCGTGTACTTGCGCACACTCTCGGTGTACAGCGCCGTTACAGTCTGGTTGCCGAAAACAGTCGTAAACTCGGTATCCCAGCCCTTAAAGGTAAAGTCTGTACTTACGGTGCTTTCCGTAGTCGGCGTGGGGATCGGATTCTCTGCTCTCGTAATGGGGTCAACCGCCTTGCCACCCTTATCAATGTACTGCACATCCAGAATGGTGCCGTCCTTGTTCACAAAGGTCCATGCAAACTGCTCGATCAGCGTATTGTAGCTCACCTTCAAATCAGGCCAATGGGCATTGTAGCGCTCCAGTTCCTTCTGACGGATCGTAGGCAGGTGCATCTTGCCAGCCAGCACAGAATGGTCGGTATTATAACCGTTCTCATCCGTACCCGTCATCGCGTACAGCTTTTCAAGCAATTTCGTATCGGTCATCTGCCAATCCAGACCAATCAGGCGCACACGGCTCAGATTCGTACACTTTGCCAGCATGTCCTTCAGGTCAATGGTAGCGCAATTCTCCACGACCAAAGCCGTAATGTTCGCATAGTCGCTGATTTTCAGGTCAGTCAGGTGATTCAGGTTGCGTGCCGTCAGGCTGCTGATTGCGGGCAGTTCCGCCGTCTCGATCTTGCCGCCGTTCGCAAAGGCAACACCGGTAATACCACTGCCGTCGGCCTTAAACAGCGTCAGGTTCGTACAGCCGGTCAAGTCAATAGACTTCTTCAGATTCGGAACATTCTGCAGGTTCAAATGCTCAAGCAGCGTATTATTGCCGACAGCGAAGTCCGTCATGTTCGTATTCTTGTAGCCTTCCACGCCGGAACCGATCTGCAGGTCAGTCAGCTTAACGCCGTGACTGAAATCGACATAGCCGGGGTAGAAGCCGGAAATATCACCGATACTGCGAATCAGGCTTGCATTGTAAACATAAACCTCAGTATCATTCATGGCCGCAATCGGGCAGTGAACCTCATAGGTCTGCCCGCGCTTGCCGCGCATCTTTACAGGGTTAGAACCGTACAGCACAGACACATAGGTATCTGCATACGGCACGATATGGAATGTACCGTCCGGCTTCACACCAGTCCAGTTCACAGGCGTATAACCGCGAATCGTCATATCATCGCTGGTCGCAGCACTGCCGCTGTACTTGGATGCCATATACTTTTCCTGATACTTCTGAAACTGACGGCGCTGATGACGCTTGTTGCCGTGCATCATGGGCAGATAGCTGGTCGTACCATTTTCCTCGTAAGTGCGGAAATACTTTCGCCGCATATCCATGACCCACAGGCGCTCCGGCTTTACATTCTGATAATCCTCGAACTTCTTCAGGATACGGGATGCACTCCATGCCAATGCGTTTTCACGGTCACGGAACATAGCCGCCAGCTTGTCATGGAACAGGTCGCGGATCTTGCACCACAGCTTGGAATCGCTGGCGTTAAATACGCTCTTAGTGCCGATAGTGTCCGTATCCTCGTAGCCGTAGCTCAGTGTCAATCCGCCCTCGTTGTCGTTACCCTGTGCGGTATCGTTATCGTAGTCAAAGCAGAAATCCCAATGTATAAGGTCACTCGTATGCGGGAACACATTCTTTGCACGGTTATCGACCATGGTGTGGCGCTCTGTAAACAGGTAGTGATACAGCGCAGAATTCATGATAAAATAATCCTCAAAGTGCGCCTTAAACTCCTCGTCACTCGCATTCACGACCCAGTTCTGCACACGGATCCACGCATCCTTCGCAGCCTGTACTTCCTCTTCGGTGCAAGCCTTGTTGATGTAGCGGAACTCAAAGCTGTTGTCGCCATCCCAAGTCTCCTGCGAGAGATCACCGTTCAGGAATCGGGTCTGCTCATCGGTGTTGTTATCAATCTCAACGATAACCTCTTTATGGTTATCAGGATCCATGCCCATCGTATTGTTGTTTTTCTTAGAGTTGCCAATGTCACCGCAGGCATAGAAATGCCACTTACCGTCATGGAACACGGTACTGTTCTCAATATCCGTCTCCTGCACAAAGACAACACACGGGTAGAAGGCCATCGTATCGCGCACCTTCGGGTTATCCTTGCGTGCCTGTCGAATGTACGGGTTAAACTCGTTGAAATCATCTGCCAGCAGCGCGTTGTTTGCGTTTTCGGACGATGCAACGTTGACTTTAATATTAAAGTAATTCTCCGCCACGCTGTTCTCCGTCAGCGCATACACAGAGCCGGTGCTTTCGTCACCAAAGGTAAAGCCCCCCTTGCAGTTAATGTCGATGTTACGCGCAGATTCGCCATAGTGGTCAGAGCTTGTGCCCTGTCCCTTGTGCGAACCTTTGGCTGTCCAGTTGTCCTCAACGGCGCGTCCGTTCTTGTAGATTTGCTGGACAACAGTGTTCGCAACTTCATTTTTCTTGCCGGTAGTAAATGTCGGCGCACTGATCTTGATAACACGCAGGTCGGGGCAGCGCTCCGCCAGAATGTCCGGGTTCAGCTCACCGCTTGCATCCGTGATGTTGTTGCGGTTGTACCGCTCGATCATTTCGTCAGCGTTCTTGGCATCCGCAATAAAGTTGTCCAGGATCTCATCATCAGACAGGTTCATGGAATAGGTCTTCATGCGGTAAACAAGAACATCGCAGTCGTCAGAACCGATAGTAATGCCAACCGGGCTTGCCTGTGTAAAGTTATCGCTGCCGTCATACAGCTCCACCTTGCAGGGGATGCCGTCCAGCCACAGCACCATTTCTCTGTACTGGCTGTCGGGCAGAATGTTGAACTCAAACTCCATGAAGTCGTCTTCACAGGTCGGTAATTCCATCGTATTCTGCGCACTGGTCAGCGTAATTTTCTGCGCCTGAATATTCAGACCAACACCGCCCTGTACACAGGTCAGCACAGTCGCGTCATAGTCGCGCACATTCGCCGTGTTGAAAACGAGCTTGAAGTTCTTGCCAAGCTTCTTAGCATCATCGGCAAACAGCTTGTAGTTGATCGTGGCGCGAGTACCAGCCTTCACGCAGAAGTAGGTATCGCCATCCTTATCAAGCTGATAGCCGCCATTGACCCAGTCGAAGTTGTCGCTCACGCTCATGCCAGTCCGGCCATCTGTCCACAGTCGGTCAGTACCGGCATTGGTCTTTCCGCTCGGGTTAAAATCAAACATAAGGTTCGTCTTAACCGGCTCAATCACAACGCCCAAATCAACCACGTTCACGCTGATTGTCTTTACGGTCTCGCCGCAGGTGATCGTCAGCGTATGCTTGCCCTTATTCGCGCTCTTAAAGCTCCAGGTCTGCTTTGTACGCCCAACAGTCAGGGTAGACTCGGTCACGCCGTCCACAGCCAGCTTTACAGTGCTCGTGCTGGACGCAGGGTCGTATACGGTGTACTCAATGGACACCTTGTTGTACTGCTTCGTCTCGTAATCCCTCACAGCACAGCTGATAATGGGTGCGGTCTCGCCTTCAGTCACCCACATAATGTCCTTCTTTATGACATTTGACTTAACGGTCTTGCCGTTGATCTCTGCCGTCATGCTGATTTCCAGCAGGTGACTGCCGTGCTTCTGTACCGGGATGGTATAGGTCATCTGTCGGCCAGTCACACTGGTAGTCGTGCCACCAATCGACTTGCCGTCCAGCGCAAAATCGATCTTCTTCTCAACGCTGCCATACGGTGTGTAGCGCACCGTGACCTCACCACTGTAGAAAAGGCTGTCATCAAAGGTGGATTCCAGATAGAAATCAACGACATTGGCACTCCACTTCTTGGAACTGGTCGTATCCATACTGTCCACAACCGTCAAGCGGATCTGGTTCTCACCGCTGTGCAGATACTTCGTGATGTCAAAGCTGTTTTCGCCCTGCATAATGGTCTGGGTAGCGACTTTTGTATTGCCGACATACCATGTGCCTGTTGCATTGCCGGTATCATCGCCCGCACTGTCCACACTCGTGAACCGGAACTTGACCACAACAGGGTCGCCGGCAACAGCCGTAATCGCAGACTCGCCGATACGCTCAATCGTAATCGTGCTGCCCGCAGCGGGGCCACCGCCGCCACCGCCGACAATCGTCACCTGCGTCTTCGGCGTCCCGTCCTCCATAAGGGTCAGCTTGCTGTCCTCGTAGGTAATGTCATATTCATGTCCTGCATTCTTGCCGATGTCATCCAGCTTGCCCTGAATTTGACCAACAGCAGTATTCAGGCTGTCCACCGTGCTCTGCATGTCAGCTACATTATTCTTCGCCTGCGTAACATCATTGCGAATACCGTCAATAACAGAGGCATCCGCCTTTTTCGCCAGCAGCGCATCAGTCGCTTCCTTATTATAATAAGCAGTTTTCAGCGTCTCCGGCAGATTGCCAACGCTGTCCTGCAGGTTCTTTACCGCAGCATCATTGCTGGTCTTATAGGCGGCAAGGTCGTCGCGCACCGGCTTCACCGCAGTCTCGATCTTAGCGTCCACCGTCTTGCCGTAGGCAGTTGTCCATTCTGCGGACGGATTGCTATTGAGAGTAATTTTCTTGATTTCAGCCTCACCATTTTTAAAAGTCAGGCTGTTGGCATCGCTGTCATAGTCAACACCAAAGTTCGCCAGTCCGTCCATGCCGTTTACCTTATCGGATAGCGCATTCAGCTCTGTTTTCTTGGCGTAGTTGGTGTCCAGATCACTCTGGATCTCGCTCTTGATTCCAGACGCAGCAGCAGAGATTTTATTGTCAACATCCGCTACGGCCTGCTGTGCCCGCTTGGCACTCTGCGCCGCTGCATTAGCCTGGGCCGCAGCACTGGCAACCTTTTCATCCATCAACGACACAAAGCTCTGATACCAATCACCGCTTGGCTCTACCATACCGTTGCCGGTTAGTGCCTTCAAAATATTCAGCTTTCCGTTCGGACGACTTTTCCACACATAACTCTGTCCTTTTTCGTTGGAGCCTGTGGCCGTGATCTCAAAATCAACTTCGCCGTCCACCGTTGTGACATTCTCGTCGATCAACCAGCCAAACCGAATTGTATCGCTGTTATAGGTCACATTGACAGGGGTCGCGTAGTTCTCATCCCCGTCCTTATTCACAAAATGCACCTGCAGCATCATGTCCAGCAGGTCAACGCCATCGTAGTAGCGCGGCATCTGGAACGGGATGAACTGACTGTTCTTCTCCTGCGTAATATTGATCTGGCTTTCATCCAGCTTGATATTTTTCAGCTCGTCAATGCTGGAATATTTGTCGTCCCTGTAGCTCGAATACCAGGTATATTTCCCGCTGATGGCATAATCGTCGGAGGCAGAATCCGCCATCACAGCGAAAGCCTCATCATCTGCCGCCATCGACATGATCATAGGCTCGGCGCTCTGCACTGCCGTCTGTGCCATGAATTTCTTCTTCGATTCTTCAAAAGAAAGTGCCAATAGTTCCACCTCCTGTAACTTTTTAATAATAGACTAAAACAAACTGTATACCGTAACTATCTCCGGATGCAAGCTGCGCCCCGTATGTGTTTCCATTGACCCAAGCGGACTGCGTGCTGTTTACTCCGACACCGGGGGAACCGGCTGACGCCAGGCCAACCAGTGTTCCGTCTGTAAATGTAAAGTTGTTTACGCCTGGATTACAGGTCTTTACAATAGTTGTTCTTTTCAAAAGTCCGCTTACACTTCCGGCATGTACAGTACCGCCACCGGTATGGTATCCGCCCGGAACCTGAACTGTTTGCCCTGGGTCAATAGTAGCTGACCACGCTCCATTATTCGTCATGGTTCCGGTCATGTTTACGCCACTTTCGCTTGTATAATGCACGCCGTTCAAAACGTTTCCGTTTATTGCATTCCCAAGTTTGTTTGCCGGGAATCCGCAATAGCCATCCGTTGTGCCAAAAACTGAAGTGTCAGTCCCCAATGCATACGCACCATACGGCGGACGAATACAAAAACGCTTCACGCCATCACCATTCTCGCATAGCCAATACGATGCAGTTGGGTCTGTACTCACACCGACGTTTTTGAACTGGTCATTCAGATAGGTGTCGGCCTGGCCGCCTGCCTGCGGCGACAGCGCACGGTTCGGCATCGTCCCGATTTTGATATTCTTATCTCCGGCATAAAAGGTGTCACCCTTTACAACTCTTTCTGCTGTTGCATCAGCCATTGCCAACTTGGAATTGGTCAGGCCGGTGGCAGGCCCCATTAAGCTAACGGCCATGTCACTTCACCTCCCAATACACATCCACATCGCACACAGGCTTTTCCCAGCACTTGATAGTGATCTTGCCGTCGCCCGGCGTACACTTCCCCGCTGCAAAAAAGCCAAGTGCTTCCTGCTTATTTTCATTTTTGGTCTTGTCATCGGTCTGCGTGGACTGCGGGATCCCAAGCATCATATCTTGCGTCATTGCATTACCGCCGCCAACCGGCATAACACTCTGCGTCTGGGTGTAATAATCGCCTGTGCTGATCCAGCTGTTCAGCGTAAAGGTGCCCGTATACAGCTGTGCTCCAATCTTCTTTACGCCGCCATTACCGGTCCCGATATACAGCGTGCCAGCACTGTCAATGGCCGGTTCTCCATATTTCAATGCGGTAGGCGCTACAGCCGCCTTGCTGCAGGCATCCAGTCCGCCCTGTCTTTTTAATCTGATTCCCATAAAATGCCTCCTTTAATACGCGCCGCCGTCAATGGATTCCTTGTCGTGCAGCTCCCCCAAATAAACTCCAATATCGTCCAGAAAAAATCTCTCAATAGAAATGATCATGTCGCGCAGCATATTAAATTTGTCTGCATTAAAAACAGAAAGGAGCAAATCACTGTTCTCGGACTTGCCAAGATAGTCATTTGCTCCCGTAATATTGTTCGCGTTAATGTATTCGTAATACTTGTCTGCTTTTTTCTTCGTCGTGATCGTCAGATCCTGCATCTTGTCAATCGTGTCAACCGCTGCAGGGAAACTGTTCGACAGATCCGTATATTTACTATTCATACTTATTTACCCCGTGACCGTTGTAGTCGGCACAAGAACAACCGTGTTCGGATAGTACGGGTAAAACCGCGCCATCTTCACTGTCATCGTACCGCCTCCCAGATCAAAATTGATTGAATTTATCATGTACTGCCGCGGCTCCTGTACGTCAGCCATGTGTGCCGTATAGCTCACCTTCTGGTTCACGTCCAGCCACGGTATTAGGATGCACTCCACACTAATGCTGTCCGTCAGGCGGCTCCCAACATACAGTTCGTACTCGGCACGCTGTAAAGCCAATTCATCAGTATAAATTTTTTCATAGTCCCCGCCGCTACAAACCTTGATGCGTTCCCCGATTTTGTCAATCGTAAATGGGCTGTCCGGGTTTACTACATAGCCGATGTTATCACAGGCAAAATTTGCCTTGTCCGCCGCAGCCTGTTCAGCTGTAGGCTTAGTTGAAACTAACCGTGTCATAGCATGAACCTGTGTCTGGCCGACAAAAATGAGCTTCTCTACCTTGTTTTCCTTCTTGTATTGGACAACATAGTATTTCCCCTTCTCCATCGTGCCAGCGGCAATCGCTGCATCTTCCCCTGTGTCACTCAAGGCCGAACGGTACAGCGTGAACGGCCCATAGGTCACATCGCTCTTGGCCCCCGTGTTTGGGTCAGTCACCGTGTTGATGATTTGGATCTTACACCCTGTCTCGTTGGTTTGCGGCGCTAAAAAACTGAACTTCTTGCTACTCGTCACAGAGGCTCCTGTCACCCGGAAAGTATACACACCGTTCTCATAGCTGCTGTTGTCGGAATAGTAATTGCTCTTGGTTGTCTCGCCCCATACCTCAATTACATTTTTGACCTCACTGAAACTGTTTGTCAGGCTTTCGCTGATAACGCAGTCGTCAAATACAGTGTTATCCAGTACAACAGGCTCACCATTGTCCATCGGTACACGCTGGCACACAAACGTAGCCCCATCAAAAAACATTTCGTAGCTGTAATACAGGTCACGTAATTCTGTCAGCATATCCCACACCGTCGAACCAGTGTCCCACTTCATGTCATACGGTACAGTTTCATTTTGATATCCTATCCTATAACTACTGCACTGTCCTAATTGCGTTACAGTTTTTATTATAGCATCGCGGATTTCACTGCCCTTCGGTATCTGCGTTTCGCTGCCGATCAGCGTGCCGCCCAGCGTACCGTTCAGTGTGCTCACCAGGTCCAGGCAGCTTACCTTCAATATTCTCGTGGTTGCGTCATAGGTAAAGGAATTATCATTGAAATTGTAGACACCCTTTGAATACCACACAACCTCCCCTGTCCTCTGGTTCAAAAACCCCACAAACACCCGCACATGCTTGTCGATCCAGATTCTCGACGTCTCTGCCGTGATGTAGCTTTTGTCTTTTACTAGAATCGTGGCATCAAAGGTGTTGCGCACATCACTGCCTGCATCGGTAGAAATGCTGCCATCCAAAAACACGCCCTGAATTTCATCAATGACCATGAATTTCGCGTTCAGCAGTTGAATCTTCGTATAGACTGTCTTAACTCTCTGCTGGAGTAGCTTTATGTCAGATTGCTGTACATCGTACATGATCACCCCTCCACATCACAGTCAATAAAGTTGTTGTCATACAGATCGCGGGAATTCTCCGGGTCACCAATCTCTACCCAGTCAAAGCTGTGATGTACATAGCCTTCAATCGTGTCGTTGTCCTCCGTGACACCATTGGTGATACTCACCATCCAAACGCGGCCATCTGTCAATTTCATAATCTTAGGACGTCCATTGTTCAAAAAAATCTTGATTTCCTCACGATATTCATACGCGCCCTCTGTCATGTACTCGCCGTCAGACCCCCTCGGCAGGAACATCATCTTAAACTGACCGCTGTCATAGTCAGCATCACCGTTGCGAATGACAACAGGGTACTTGCCACTCAATGGCACAACAGTATTGCTCTGCCCATTCCGTGTGATAGTTCCCTTTTCCAATTCCAGATCACTGCTGTAGCCAACTTCTTTTTCAAACAGGAAACAGCCGACAAAGTGCGGCGTAATGCCATTTTTGTTGACGTAACCTTCTTTGTTGTCTACAACAGGTACCAGTGCATATTCATACCCCACACCATTGGCCGCATAGCGATCATAGCGTTCAAATTCCAGATCTTTCGCCTCATGCACAGGCACATCAAACAGCGTCACCCAATTATAACTGCCGGTTCTGCGCCGCTTGATGCGGATGGAGCTGATCTGCCGGATCATGTAACTGATGTTACCGCCGCGCAGGCTGCCGTCCAGGTCTGCACTCATGATCGTGTCATAGTCCCAGCTCGGGAAATCTTCTCCCTGATCTTCCACGCTGCGTGTAACATACAGGTGATCAAATACGCCGTTCTCAATAACTAAACTGTTAGCGTTGTCCGTGATCACATAGGTGTTGTCTGCACTATGCTTGTATCCGGCTACGCAGGTTCCACAAAAAAACATAGTCCTTCCCTCCTTATGCGTTCTGGTCCGTGATCATGGCCTCAATACTGCGGGCAACAGCTCTGACCTCGCACACCTCGCCAATGCGTCGCAGCTGGATCAGATATTCCTCGCCGTCTCCAAGCGTCGGCATAGCTCCACTGTGGATCGAATAGGTCAAACTGCCGCTGGCACTCATGCATTGTACCTCCAGATACTTAACCCTGACGCCTAACATATCGTCATCTGCTTCAGCATCTCCCGCCATCACAGAGCTTTTCATAAACCAGCCCTCGCGATATATCAGGGTCAGAACATTGCCGGACTTGTCAATCAGTTCCATGATGCGTTCGCCCTCTGTAAAACCATACCCCAAAAGTTTGATCGTAAAATCTCCCTGCACTGTAAAGCCGTCGTCAAAAATAACGCGCTGACCCGGGCTGCGCATGTCGATCATGTGCCGGTCATGGATGTAGACCGGTTCATCGCCACCTTCATAACGGCCAGTCACCGTTCGGATATTGCAGCTGATGCGCACCGTGCCGTCGTTGTTGTCAGACAGGTCAACATAGGTCCAGTAGGTTGGCGTGATAAACTTGACGCTAAATGGTACATATCCCGTGTCAGCCGCCATACCGTTCAGGGTTTCGCCCGTTGCACGCAGGTAATACTTTGTGCCGTCCTCCAGATTTTTTACCGTATACTCCAGCGTGTTCACACCGTACAGCGTTCCACTCTTGGTGATCAGCACACGGTTAGCGTTGTATAACCCGACGGTATAGGTGTTCAGCGGTTCGTTTTCTGCCTGACTATAGTTCAGTCTGACAGTTATCTCGCTATTCTGCACGATCTGGTCCGTCAGCATATTGCTAAAGCCGAACTGCGGCGTTGTAAAGCATCGGAAGCTCTTTTGGCTCGACCAATCACTGGCCGTACCCTCTTTGTTGAACACGCGGATTTCACAATAGTAGTATTTACCATTCTGTAAGACCCCACCATTGATGACATGATAGGTACGCATCCATTCCGTTTTCTTGCTGTAGACCTGACTGCCCGTTTCATTATCATAGATGACCAGCTCGTTTGCAAAGACCTGTTCACCTTCATAAGCAAAGTTGATGTTTGCGCCAACAGCGGCGTCAAACGATGGGATAATATAAAGCACCGGCTGTGCCACTCTCATCACTCCCCTTTTTAACAAAACAAAAAGCCGCCCAGCAGTCAAAACGACCATTGAGCGGTGTAGATTGAATTCAATCGTTATTTAATTCTTTTATCAATACTTTCTTTATGGATGTGATGTGCTGTCTAAAGCTGTCTTGTTTTGAATTTTCTATCGACAAAATCCTATACAATTTTCTCTCAAGTTCTGCAATAAGTTTTGGATTCTTAATAATATAGTGATTATTACAAGCATCAACATGTATGGTTTCTATATATTTATCTGTGATTGGAACCGCATCACTTATAAAAAATATAGACTTTGTTGTTGTGCGACCAATATGATAATAACAAGACCTAATATCTCGTGACGGGAAATTTAGATATTTATTAAGCCGTTCTACTTGTTTAGTGTCCCTATGGTTCAACTTCCCCATCGGAATAGCCCAAAATAAACCATTTTGTTCGCTTGATTCTATCAGACACACTATTGGACGGCGTTTTGTATCATTCCATTCTCCGCCAACAGATTTTATCAAAGTCTTAAAATCATCATTGACATAATACAGCCCTTTTTCAATCACTTCTTACACATCCTAAAGAAAAATACCCCCGACTAAACCAGCCGAGGGATTGTTAAGCGATGTTTCTGTGCCGCACATCGTGAAGCGTATTTGTGTTGGCAATGTTTCTGCGCCGTACATTGCGAAACGTGCTTGCATAAACAATGTTAATGGCGCACATTGTGAAACGCTATGAGTTTTTGGCTCATCTATATTATATGCGATGTGCCGCTAAATGTCAACACATCACAGATAATATCTTATAGGTAAGACAGCCCTGTCCGAACCACAGAACGGTCTTGTGCTATGATGGTTTTGCCATTATGTACATACTGAACTGAGGTTGACCGTCTATGTTCGGCTCCTTAGCTCATTTTTATTATAGCAATGAAGGGATATATTGTCAATCCCTGCGCGGCCGTGTTCATCACAGCTGCGCATTTTTTACTCCGTCGATTCGATGTAAATGTCTTTCCAGTTGTTCTGCGGCACCTTCACACGGATAACCGTTCCAACCGCCAAACTTTGTTTATACGGCAATGTGTATGTACCACCAAAAGCAGCCACTGTATACATGCCGCCATCATTCACAGCCGTCACCTGCCCGATCGAAGTCCGGTCATAGCTTGCCTTATTGATTAACCGCTCACAGCCTTTATGGATCTGTACAGCCAACTCCTTAATGGCATCAACAACTTCTTTGTTCAACAGATGCCACCTCCTTTACAAAATAGAAAAACCGCCCACCACTCACCCGCAGACGGCACAAATGCACCGTCCGCACTCCACTACAAATCAATCCTTAAAACTTATCTCTTACTGAACTCCTGGGCAAAGATACCACCAACTCTGTCATGCAGCACACGCGCAAAGCTGTCCGGGTCGTTCACACCGTACATTTGGATATCACCCACATTAACCACCGGGGTACTGCTCATATTCGGCTGCGTGATCTCAACACTCTTGATACTCCGCTGGTTCATATGCGATGCAATAAAGCTCTCCGGGTCAAGACCAAACTTCCACAGGTTTGCACTCGGCTGTGCCGGGATAACGCTGCTACCCTTCTCAATCAAGCTGTACTGGCCGAAACTCGGCTTGCGCATCTTGATCTCGGGGCCTTTCTCGTCAGTGATAGCAATGTGGGTGGTTGCAGTGTTCAGAACACCGGTGGCATAACGTGCAACCCTCTGTGTGGCAAGACTTCCACCGCCGCCATTTACACTAAATCCGTTAGCAATAACACTGGCCTGTTTTCGCGCCTGAACAAGCTTTGAAATCTCTTCCTGTTCACGCTTATAAGCGGCAATGGCCTCATCAACTTTTTGAATTACAGTGTTATAATCAAGACAAAGTGACTTGCAGGCATCTTTTACAGCGGCAGAAATTTTTTCATGCGCATCTTTAGTTTTAACACCAGATTCTTCCATCTTGATGTCAGCATTTACAAGATACCCAATAATTTCTTCTGTACTGGCACCATGCTGCTGCGCCAGTGCAATAAGACTATCCATTTGAGCTTGGCGCTGCTCGTTATCCATTTGTGTGCTACTTGCAACCGCATAGGTTGTTGCTTCCAGCACAGTCTGCATCTGATCTCCGCTTAACTGTGCCTGGTCGGAAACTCCAAGCAACATATCAATCGAATTTTGATACTGCTCACCTGTGATACTTGTGTTTTCTGTAAGCGCAGTTGCATAGTCAGACAAAATCTGCGTAATCGTGTCTGACGTACCGACATGTCGCTCAAGCAAATATGCGAGACTAGCTACTTCGGCATCTCTGGCACCTTGAGAAATATCTTTCTCGTCGATGATTGCTTGTGTATATTCTTTCGATTTTTGAATCAGCAAATCGAAGCTTTGACGTGTATTACCTTGTGCAGCAGTATACTCCTGCATAATTCCGGCACGCTGCGCACCGACAAGATTTCCGTCCTCTAGTGTTTTGGAAAGTTCTTGCTCTGTCTTTGTGTACTCTTTATTCTGAGCCGATGCAGATTCAACTGCTGCACGTAAATTTTCAACTGCATTGCGCTGGTTTTCAAGTTTACTTACAATGCCATCAGAACTGGAATCGTCATTGCCGGTATCTACATCAGAACCATCCCCAGTCGGGAACAAGCTACTGTAGTCCGTAGTGCCACTACTGCCGCCGCCGCCACCACTCGCGGCATCCTTCGCATTACTGATAGCTTCTTCTAACTTTTCAATGGACTCTGTAATCGCGTCAATCTGGTCAGTAACACCGCCTATTTCCTTCATGTTGGCAAGAACGTCATCCTTGTAGCCGGAAATCTCACCGCTCATGCCGTCCAGACTCATATCAGTAAAGTGTGCCGCTGCCGCCAACTGGAGCTGATAATCCTCCCAGCTTGTTCCAATCAGGCTCATGGCCTCGTTCCACTTTTCCTTGACCTCGTCCAGCTTCTCGATCTCGTCCTCAATGGCCTTGTCATAGGCATCCTTACGCTTATTGATGTCATCGATCTCAGCCTCGATTTTTTCATCAAAGGCTTCCTTTTCTTTATCAATGTCGTCAAGGCGGTTATCGGTTTCCTCGTCGTAGGCATCTTTCAGCTTGTCGATTGCATCAATCTCATTCTCAACAGCTTTGATAACATCATCGCGTTTCCAGTCTCGCATCTGGTCATCCAGTGCGGTCTGTGCGTCGTTCACTGCCTCCTGGTCAGCAGCCCAGATAAAGCCCTGGTTTCGGTTGTAGATACGCACGGTGCGATTGGCCTGCGCCTTAGCCAAAGCGTCTTTCAGCTCGGCCAGCTTTATAGCACGGTCTTCCTCATCGTTGGCATCCTGCAGTGCTTCCTTTTTCTCCTCAAGCTGCTTTTTCTCTTTCTCCCATGCTTTATCCTTGGCATCTTTTTCTTCCTTGATGCGCTTGGTTTCAGCGTCCAGCTCCTTATCCTTGGCATCCTTGATCTCGTTCAGATGATCGATTTCAGCCTCAAACGCCTTGTCCTGCGCCTCTTTCTCCTTGTTCAGTGCCTTTTCGCGTTTTTCAATCTCGTCAATGGCAGCCTGACCATAGATTTTCAGCTTGTTGGACTCTTTCTCAAGGGCGGTTTTCTGCTTTTCCAGCGCGGTTTTCTGCTTCTCAAGTGCCTTTTTATTTTCTTCAAGGGCCTTGGAGTTATCCTTAGTTGCCTTAGTGCTGGCTTTGGTAGCCTTGTAGGTGTTCTTCACCAGCGGATTCTTGCCTGGCATATAGTTGTTTCCGGCTGTGCCAACAAACGAACCAACGCCCGGGCTTCCTACATCCATAGCAGTGCCGCTTACAAGCGCATCACCATAGCCACCGACAAAACCGTTCTTCAGTAGCCGCTGCGTTTTCTCGTGGTTAAACACGATTGCACCATGCGGCAGGTTTACGAACTCAGCGCCATTATCGCCAACAGTGTACCATTTGCCGGTGTGAGGGTTCACAACAAGCTCATTGCCAATTTCGCCAACAAGCGTCTTACCGCCAGGCGCGTTCGGAGTACCGGCAGCATGGCCCGTGCCCTTCGTCTTGCTGCTGCCACCACCCTTACTGTAACTCAGTCCATTCGCAATACCGGTGATCAGTGTCCCCTTAATGCCGAAATTCAGCGTAACAGGAATATCCTTCTTCAGCCCATCAAGTGCCTTGCTTACAGTGGAGATTTTCGTCTCGCAAGTAGAGGTATCAAGCGTGACCGGGACATTGTCAAACTTGTTTCTGAACTCGTCAGCCATCTGGTTCTGTGTTTCGATCTCGCTCTGTGCCTGTGTGGTATCAACCGAGCAGCCGATGTTGGCCAGCATCTCTGTGGTTTCCTTCGCGTCGTGCTGAATACCATCAATTTCACCTGCGGCATACTTCACAGCAAAGGTCTGGATCTCAATAGGTGTCGGCTCACCAAGTTTTTCCTTCGCCTGCGTAAGCTTCGTTACCTGATCCTGCGCATTTTGAAGCTCTGTGGCAACACCACTCATGTCTTTGTATTCACCATCAGACTGCTCATTTTCCTTTACGGCAGCGTTGTACTCCTTCTGCGCCTCGGTAAGCTTGTCCTGTGCCTCTTTAAGGTCGTACATGTTCTGCACGCGACCCATCTCATACAACGCATCCGCCTGGCTGTCCGTAAGCTGACCGTTAGCCTTCTTTGCCTCCTCAATAATCTCATCAATGGTCTGATTGATCTCGCTGGAATCCATGCCGGTAAAGGTCTCTTTTAGCTTTTCCTGCAGGTCGGTCAACTGCTCGTTCAGTGCCTGCCAAACAGGATTGTTCTCCGCGTCCTCGCCCAAGGCGTCCATCTGGTCCTGAATGTCATCTATCTGCATACGCAGGTTGTCAACCGGGTTGCCCAGCAGGCTACCCCAGTCAAACTCCCAGCCGTACTCCTGCAGCTCACCCCAAATACTCTGCACATCCTCCATCGAAATATGAAGCGCATCCGCAAAGTCCTTTGTGGTCTTATTGGCCGCAATCATAATCTGGTCCTTGGCATCCTTGCTCATAAGACCGGCCTTGATCGAGTCTTTCAGGAAGTTGTTCAACCCGCTTGCATCAGCACTGCCATCACTGGCCTGCTTAAAGTAGCGATTCAGGCGCTTCATGTACTTGGCAATATCGTCCTGATAATCCTCGGGGATCGTCAGTTCGACAGCAGCCTTGAACTTTTCAGTGCCAATTTTGCCGTTCTTCAAGCCCTCCGCAATCGCCTTCTTAGCATTGATGATGCTATCATACATATCTCCGGCTTCACTGGCGTTCTGCGCATTGACCCAATCCTGATACGCACCGCTGTTCTGCATAAGCAGGCTGTACTGTATCTGCAGGTTTCGGCAATTTTCGCGCAGCTGCTTGCTCTGGCCCTCCAGCTCAGCACGTGCCTTTTCAACCTGCTCTGCATTCTCACCTTCCAGCTCGCCATTCTGCTGTACCGCAGTGTTCAGTGCTTCCAAGTCAGCCTTGACCTGGCTGTACTTCATCTGATTCTGGCTGTAAGCTAGTTTGATGTTGGCCTCGGCATCGTCAATCTTGGCCTGTGTGATTTTCTTAGCCATGTCAGTGTTCAGCTTGACATAGCCATTCTCAAAATCAAGCGCAGCAGCGTACTCGCCCTGCTCTTTTATCAGCTCGGAATAGCTATCGCTGGAAACACCCGCCGTCGTGCTCTGGCTCTGGATCGCCGCCGTCACAAGGCTGATCGCCTTCGTCGCATTGGTCGCCGCAGAAAGCGCATTGGTGGTGAACTCGTTCGTGTACTTGATGCTCTCACCAGTGACAAGTCCAACCTTGACCAAAATGTCGATCAGGTCGCTCATGGAAATGCCAAGTTTGTCCGCGGCAGACTTCATGTTATCGTAAGCCTGTACCTGTTCTTTGGTGTAAGCAGTAATTTCCGTATCGGCATTCTCCAAGCTGCCAATATCAAACAAATCAAGATCGTCCAGTCCGTTAAGACTCTGCACGCTGGACTTGATCGTATCAATGGTGCTTTTTGCATCTTCTTCGGTGATATTAAGGTAGTCGGTCAGCACAGCCGACCCATCCTTAATGGCAGCATTTAAGCCGATTTGCGCAGCTTTGAGCTTAGTGGACTCCTCAAGCTGGTCAACCTGTGCCTGCATGTATTGCTTAATAAATTTATTGTCAAGCGTGGTTAGTGTCGCTTGGTCAAAAGCGTCTTCGTTTAATGCCTCAATGGCTGAACGACTGGTTTTTAGCGCATCCTCAATAGCGTTTGCGTCATTCTTTGCAACGGCTTCCGTGTATTTTTTACTGGCATCTTTCAAATCATCGTACAACTTACGATAATGATCGTTGGTCTGGATTTGGTACTCGGAAGCTTTATCAACATAACTTTGATATGTATTCAGTTCGGATTCAACATTTTGACTTGCCAACTTAACACTATGCTCAAGTATCGCAGCTGTATTTTCGCTCAAATTTCCGCTAGTTTTTATGTCATTGTTAAGATCTGCCAGAACCTCTTTTGCGTCCGTCATATCGGCGGTAACCTTGAGCACTACACCATCCGAGGTGTCTTCAAGCGATAGACCCTTAGAGGAATATTTGTCTACAAGTTTATTTACCTCGGCCATATCACTGTTATCAAGTGTTCCAAGGTACTGTGTCATGTACTCTTTATTCGTAGACATCTTATTTTGCGCGTCTACGATTGCCTCTGAATTGTCGCTTAGCCAGTCACGTATATCCGAGTTTGCAATTTCGTTCAGCTTATCAATCTGTGTTTGTAAACTGCCGTTCAGCAGGTCCACGCCTGCAGCTTCTTCTCCATATTTGGCGATAATACCATCCTGAATAGAGAGAAGCTGTTTGCGTGCATCGTATGCCTCGTTCTCGCTTAGCGTACCGCTGTCAAGAGATTCTTTCAGCGTGGAAATCTGTGAAATATAATCACTGATAGACTGAGCATTGCTGTCAACCGTTTTGCTGGCCTCTGTGCCCGCATCACGCATTCGCTCCATCGCGGTGACTTCTTCATAGATTGTTTTTACGACAAAATTGATTGCAGCAGAAGCAATCAGGGTCAATCCTGCAGAAGCGATTGCAGCACCAATGTCTTTTAGGCCACCAACTACAGAATTGGAAATCTTAGCAAGACGAGTTTGACTTTCAGCGAATGCGTCAGTAGAAAGCGCAGCAGCATCTGTTTGCTGGACATAAAGTTTTGCTTGAGAAGAAGCATTGGACATAAACTCATCATATTTCTTTTTGGCTGCGTCTAATCCATTCAAAGAATATTCGTCAATATATTTCTGTATTGATTCTGTATCTACTTTTAATTGTGCTGCAGTATCGGAACTTCCCTGCATAATTGCCTTAAAGAATGCGGTAATATTTCCAGAAGAAGTTTTTCCAAAAGTCCCCAAGTTTGTAAAATCCAATTTGCCATATCCGAGCGATTCCATTGACTTTTTCAATTCCTTGAGGTCGTCTGCCGTCTGCCCCAATAGGGTAAACTGGGTCTTTCCAAAATTCTTTGTGTCTCCAGTTGTTCCAAAAGCAGTAAGTATCTTTTTGTTTACCTTTTTACTGTAGTGTGATACAATAAAGGCAAAGGTTATAATCTGGAACATTTGGAGGTGCAACTTATGGCAGAGAGAAAACGATATATTTGTCCTGTTTGCGGTGAATGGGCTGCCACAGAAGATCGTTTCCCCATTTGTGAATCATGTAACAACGAAGATGTTATTATCGTATCTAAGGATGAAATTAGAGAAATTCAAGACAGATTAAAAAAGATGTCTTGTGATGAACAGAAGAAATATTTAATCAAAGAACCGCATGATGAATTAGACAAGTTGGGTCTTATGACCTCCGAATATATCCGCCAAAAGTATGTATTCAACGACCCACGCTTCAGTAAAACCAAGTTTAACGAGCGCGAACGTGCTCTAAGAGAGCGTGTTGCCTATATAGATGCTCATAAAAAAGAGGAAATAGCCGCCCTCCGCGAAGAGGTTTACGGCGAACCTAATCCGTATCGCAAAGTCACCTGCCCCACCTGTGGCAGCACCAACACGCGCAAAATCTCCGGTCTCTCAAAAGCGGCATCTGTTGGTCTGTTTGGAATCTTCTCCCAGAAGGTTAAGCACCAGTTCCACTGCAACTCCTGCGGGTACGAGTGGTAAGATTTGTGAGGTATCTCTATGTCTCATCAAGAACAACACTACGCCGGAATCCATTACCACAATGTCTTAGATGTCGGATTCTCATGGAAAGACCATCCGCCGCGCCCATTTAACTCATACTTCCCCGGTGCGATAACGCGAACCGAATTCAAGAACTGCCCCGTGTGCGACACAAAAATGCTGACCTATATGCATTATCCAATCGAAAAGCGTATGCGTGCTGTGTGGCGATGCAAAGTGTGCAATAGACTGTTCGTGTTCATTTGAATGCCCCACAAACAACAAAAGCCCCGCCTGTCACAGCGGAGCCACACATTACCCGTCAATATTGTCTTTCGTAGAACGCCCTGTCTTTTTGTATTTTAACTCACCGTTCTCGCTGTAAATTTCTTCGCCAAGGCTGTATTCTCCGTCAAAGAATTTACCAACATCCATCTCAAGCGCCCGAATCACCCTGCAGGCCACATCAAACGATGCTCTGCGAATATCTCTTGCCCCAGATTCAAACTTGCGATATTGTTGAATATCAACCCCGGCGCGATCTGCAACCTGCTGTTGTGTCAATTCCAATACAAGTCGCTTCTGATGTAATGTAGACGCGGCGGTTAAATTAACCAACGAAAACCCATCAAGACTGATTTCTTCCATAAATAGCACTCCTTTTAGAAGTTCAACTGAACCTGTTGTACTACTTATTATAAGTTCAACTGAACTTGCTGTCAAGTGCAAAAACAACAAAAGGCCGCTCCGTGTGGGACGGTCTCGTATTTTTATAACCTTCTCGTGGCTTTCCCACGATGTTCTGACTGTCTTTCCTCTCATCCGGCCTAAGCCGTGGAATAGGGCTACCCATACAGTCGATGAACCAAAACCCCAGAGGTCACACCCTCCATCTGTGCAGTAAACTGCACGGGTCTCCGGCTGCTGATTAAGCATTGTTTGCGCGACTTAGCACTGCCGCCGCATAAGCTGACATAAAATATTAAAGCCCGCCGTCATTATGACAGCGGGTAGTTTTTTCGCCGTAGGTGCCGCCCTACGGTTATTCTTTTGTAAAATCAAGGTTGCGCTTGGAGGGATAAGCCATGGAAAATTCTGTGTTGCCATTTTGGTTTGTAATTGCAAAATCACACTTAGACAATATATCCATACCAAGAATCATTTCTTCGTTTGCAGTAGGAGTTTCTGTTTCGCTTTCGCTTTCCAGCTGAGGTAGTTCCATAAGCACAGCATTGTCAATTTGGATCTGGTCCTCAATAATCATACTGCAAATATAAAAATTGCAAACATAACTTTTGTTTACTGCACTCATTTTTTGGTATCCACTAGGTGTTAAGGCGAGAAATTCTACAACGCTGTGCGGGATAGATGTATTTGTACACCCGGTATCAATTATTGAAACTACCTGTTTGCTTTTCCCGTTTGCTGAGATGGTTACAATTACTTTTAAAACTTTATGGGAGCAATTATACCTCTTTGTAAACGATGCTTGTTCATTAAAAACAGAAAATTTCCCCGTTGAGCCTTCTTGTTTCGTGAAATTTCGCTTATGCTTACCAATGCAATTCGCAACAAACTGAATCATCATATTTCCCCATCTTATCTAAAGGCATCCATGTTACAAAAGGTGCCCAGGCAATGACTTTTTGGTTCAGAACCAAGATCCACCCGCTTCCATATTTTGCGGTTAGTTCTCCCATATGATCCTCTGCCCATTTAGCATTTTCCTTGGCTTCTTCGCTCCATCCGATCATGTTTCTCTTATCAGAATCTATCATACCACACCTCCACCTCAAAATCAATCACCGCCCTGTTTTTGGCACCGCACAGGGCCAGCGGCCTTTAATATTTTATGTCAACTTACGCGACTACAGCTTTTATCTCAGCATATCGCATCCGTGTTGTTTTTTCAGCCTTTCGGCACCGTCACATTGGATTACTCCACTGTTTTGGTCACACGGCTCTTAGCCTTTCCCAGCAATTTGGGTATTTTGTACACCAAGGTTGCATCCTACGCAGCTATTCCCGTTGCGTAAGTGGGCATATTTACACCGGCCTTGGTATTTGTCATAGATGCAACTGCAGACAACGCCGTAAGAATCGTCGGCATTGCATCTCCCGCTTTAACTAATCCGTCCGCGAAATCAAGCGCGGCCGTTCCCATATCAATAAAACCTTTAACAACTCCACTATTAAGCACATCAGACGAGAAGGACTGGAAGGTGGCTTGGAATCTGGACAGCTTGCCTTCGATACTAGAAAGATAGGTGTCTAACTCCTTGGTTGCACTGCCTGCACTATTTTTAGAAGTTTCCATTGCCTTTTTGGCGTCTTCCCAGTTCTCCATCATACTAGAGAAAATATTGGCGCGGTTTTTGCCAGCGATTTTGTCCGTCAGAGTGGCTTTTTGAATGTCAGATAGCTGTGACCATTTAGCAGATAGTTCGTCCATGATCTGATATGTAGATTTGAACGTAGCATTGTCACTTCCCAAAATATTCACACCAGATATGGCCTTGATTTCAGCCTGCAATTTGGCTGTGCTCTTAACCACAGTGTCAGTTTCCTCACCCATTGATTCAAGCTCGGACGTGGCACCACGAATTCTCAATGCAATCACACGCAGCCCAGCGCCTACGGAGTCTGGATCCTGAACAACATCGTTAGCAGCAACAATCATACCGATCGATTGGTCAATGTCGTTGCCAGCAGTGTGCAAAGACGAGGCCGAACGCTTCAATGCCTCCGCCACACCTGCGGAAGTTATACTAAAGCTATTACCCACCTCATTATAGCGATCTGTGATCGTTAAGGATTTATCAGCTTCAATGTTGAATGCTTTCATTGCAGAGATAATGTCAGATGTTGCATCATCCATGCTTTGCACACCGTCGCCTACCTGCTTGAACATGACAGCAGAATCGGAAATCTTCGTCGCATCTTCCAGGTTGTACCCCAGTCGGGCAAAATCAGCTGTAGCATTTACAACATCGCTAATGCTAACACCAAGATTCTTCGCTCTATCTCCGGCCTCACTCAGGAACTTACTGTATGCCCCGCTCGTCTCATCCGTAACCTTCTTCAGCTCGGTCATGGCGCTGTCAATGTCCACAACATTCTGATACACCTGACGCAGTCCCTGCTGGAACGCATTGATCACCTGATTTGCCAGCTGGCTCTTGATGTTGACCTCAAACAGCTTTTTGAGCTTAACGCTCAACTTGTCCGTCTCTAACCCGGCATCCTGAATATACTTCTTCAGTTCAGACCAATCCTTAGACATCTGGCTGGAGTTTTCCTGCGTAAACATCTTGCTCTTGATCTTTTCATCGTAAGTGTTGAAGAAGTCAACAAACCGAGCATACGCCTCAGTATTCGTAGAGATCTTGCTATTGTTGTTGAAGTACCGCTGCGCAGTGTACATCGTATTCTGCATACTCTTTTCGTATGTGTTGGTGTTACGAGTCTTTTTTGCTTCCGCATTAAATTCTCTGACAGAATGTGTCGCATTTCTTGCATTAGCGCTTAGAGCTTTCATCAAATCGTCCAAGCTACTAATCGTGCTATTAACACTCGTGCCTACATACTCAAAATCTTTAAATGCACTATTTAATTCTTCATAATTGCGCACGCCAGTATTTTTTGAAACATCGTTTATTTGCACAAGTCGCTTGTATACAGCTTCATACATCGCCAAAACGGCCTTAACTTCATCAGTCTCAGGGTTGCTTTCTTGCAATGTTTGCATCTGCTTGCCGAGTGCTGTAATCTTGCCAGGCAACGCATCAAATGCTTTGTCAGAACTCCCTTTGGCTTTATTTATATCGCTCGAAAATGCCTGTAAGCTCTGATCCAGCTCGTACATCGCATCATCATACGCCTTAAGGTTAGACGTAGACATATCAGCTTCAAAAGCTTCGCGTGCCTTCTTCGCTGCTGCCCAAGCAGACTCCAAATTTGTCAAAGATTCCGGGTTCATAAGGCTCGCATATCCAGCATTTTGTGCTGTGGTATTCTTCTTCATGGCCGTATTATACCGGCGCTCAATATTATCAAACCCAGATAGCGCAGACCGCGCCTTCGTCAGCTTTTGTACAAGGTCGTTCAGGCTATCGCCGAGTGCTTTTACAGCCGCATCATACGCATCAACATTTTCTGACGAGAAATTCTTATTCAACGCCGCCCGCGTAGCATCAACGGCTTCAAGTTTTTTTGTATAATCTTCACTGGCCGTTTTGACGGATGTCACATCTGCGAACCGTCCGAAATCGACCCCAGCAAACCGTGTCTGTATACTTGTTGCTGTATTATCAACAGCCTCAAACCGTTTCTGCAGTTTATCGCTCTCGCCAACAGTTGTGTTAATTGTGCTGTTCAGCTCATTCTGCGTAGATACAAGTGCTTGCAGTGCTTTGTTCGCTGCTTCATATTTTGTCGCGGTAGGATCGTTATTATATTCGCCTATCGCAGTATTAGCCGCAGTAATCTGCTGATTGAACTTCTGTTTGATGGCTTTAATAGCTTCGTCTCCGCCAAGACCCTTGTAATCCGTCTGGCTAAACTTGTCTTTGATGCCGGATAGAGCATTCTCCAGTGACTTCTTCATCGTAGTAGCTTCATCCGAAACCGTTTTCTCAGCCGAAAGCACATCTCCACACTGCTCCGTCAGGCGCGTAAGACCGCTCTGAATACCGGAAAAATCCAAAACGGAAATCTCTCGTCCGGTAAGCATGGTGTTGAAATTCGATTTTAGGGCGTCGTAATCTTTCTGCAGCCGGTTCTTTGCACTGGTATCCTTAATCTTCCCAATGTTCAGTCTGATTTTCTCAAGCCCAGAACTCAAAGATGTGACAGTTTTTTCCGTAACCTTAAATCCATCTTTCAACTTGATATTCATAGCCTGCTGGATTTTGTTTGCAGACTCACGTACCGCATTCGAGGATTTTTCAAGTTTGTCAATTAGACCGCTGTCATCATTGACCTTTAAATTCAGTTTAAGTGTCTTCCCAATCCTGTTAAGCTCTTTCTGAATATCTGATGCATCAAGCTTCAATTTTGACGAAATCTCAATATCCTTACCATCTAAGTTCGATGCAATAGAATTGAGGTCTACAGTATTATTTAGTTTGACATTTACACCAACATCAACAGTCGTGCCAAGTGCCGCAATCTGATTCTTAATGTCTCCAATGTTTGCTAATGAGACCTTAACAGGGATAGGTGCAACTCCATTTCCAGCGGTCTTCAATTTGTTAGATAGATTGCTTACATCCGGTTCAACCTTTACCTTAATACTTAAATCTTCTGCCATACTATACCTCCTATGGCCTTCGGCCTTTCTCTTCAACAGTTATTTATAGCTAACTGCTCAAGACAAAGGCCGAAGCCTCTGCCCAAACAAATCATTCAGGAAACTGTTTCTTTATAGCTTTTTTTATTTTTGCATTTGCTCGGCTATTTGACCGTGCCACTTCTTCTTTCGCATTTGTAACAAACGGCCGTGGCTTACGCCAATTCGTATAGCGGGATCCCCATGGGTCAGCAATGCCTTTGCCATATCCTTCCAGCAATTTTGCGAATTCAGTCTGGCTGGCTCGGCTGGCTGTATACCCAGGCACACGCGGTCCTTCCAACGGTGCAACATCCTTAACAGTCAAAACATGGTCACGCACGGTACTTTTGATGTTAGTCTCATCATCAATACCGCCGCTGCCGCGCCGTTCATACATTACCGGTTCATAAGCACCAAGCACATCATCTTGCACATGCTTTTTGATGGTGTCCTCAACAACCTGTTTGGCCTCACCTTCTAGTGCAATATTGATACGCCGCTGCATTTCTTTCTGTAATGCTGCAATCGAATTTACGGTTTTAGCCACCCGTAATCACTCCTTCTTCACTACATCCAGAACCACCGGCTCCTTATGCTCCGGTTCCTTTCCGGTCAGCCCCGCCTTCTTAGCAATCTCCACTAGCATATCCGGGTCGCTCAAGCTCTTGATGCCGCTGGCAATCTCCTCAAACGCCTCAGCCACGCGGTCAAGCGGATCGGGATGCGCAACATTGCGGTAAACTTCCATAAACTCCTCGCGGCGGTTCTTGATCTCTTCCTGGCACGCCTCATACAGGCCAGCGGTGACCTCGGCAATGTCCGGGTGTTCTACAACTTCAATGCCATCACGGCTGTACACAAAATCACAAATGTCATCCTGGTCACCCAGCTTTTCCCATGCCTCCGGTGCAAAATACTTTACAACGCCAGCACGCCACGCATAATCAAACAGTGCCGGAACATGGCGGTTCTCCACCTCGCAGCTGGCCACAACAAAATTCACAAAGTCCACGCGCTCCTGCACGGTGATATTCTTCTTGATTTCCATATAACAAACTCCCTTCAATCAGCACTCTTTCCAGTGCTTTCCGCTTTTCTTAACCCAGAGCAAATTCTCCTCCGGGTACTTATACAAAAACATCTTGCGTTTCAGTTTGGCTTCGGGTGTTGCCATGCCCTTAACATCAATCACTTCGCTTCGCCCATCCTTATAAATAAGGTAGAAATCGCACACATAAGTAATTGCACGCACAGCTTTTCCATCGTGCCGGAACCCTGGCTGTAACACAAACGACTTTTGCAGTTCATACTGCACTATCTCCCCCGCCGTAGCCAACGGCAGCACAACTTCCCGGTAATACTCCATCTCCGCCTTAGAGTCAAACACGATGCCATCATAAGTTCGGTCCTCCCGGGAAGATACATGATACTTAGACCACACCGAGAATGACCTTCCCGTCAACGATCATGAAGTCGATAGGATCGCCGACATTGTAGTTCAGTCCCTCATCGGGGATCTGATAGCCTCGGCCTTCATACTCAAAACCAAGCGCTCCGGTATGCTCGTTGTGGTACACGACTACACCGCACTTCATTTCGGGCAGTCTCACAACCGGGGCATTGACCGCTTCAGCATCAAAACTATCGACGGCAATAGGCTCAATCTTAGCCTTCTTGCTTTTGCGTTTGGGTACTGCCACAGCAGCAGCCTCAGCCGCCACGGCCTCAACAAACTTTACTTCGTCCATTCTTCTCATCTCCAAATCTAAAAATAAACAAGGGAGCCTTTCAGCTCCCCTGCTTATATTCGGGTTTCTTAATCGGTCAAGGAATTACTCCTCGCCGGTGCCGTCCTCAAAGGTCATATCGTAGATTTCACCATCCTGGTTGGCATAGCAGTCAAAGGTGATGGACACAGTGGTCGGATCGCCAGTGTTCTGGAACGCCAGGTTGAAGGTAGCCTGCGGCTGTGCCTTGTAGTAGGCCAGATCGCACATAACCTCCTCCTCGTCCTCAGTCTTGAAGGGCATCTCGCCACGGATTTCGAAAGCCTTGGGGAAGGTGTCAGCATCGAACTTAACGCTCTGGACACCCTTGGCCTTGTCCAGGTAGTAGTAAGCAATGTAGTTCTTTTTCTCGGTAATGCCGGTAGCAGTAACCTTCTTCTCGGCAACATTGGTATCGGAGATCGGAGTGCCGCAGTCATCGCCAGCAGCAAAGACCTGGACAGTGCCGGTCTTCGGGGTCTCAGACAGCTGGATGCCGTCAGCACCGGCAGTCAGCTCTTCACGCTTCAGAACGGTAGCGGTCTTGGCAATCTCCTTGCCGGACAGCAATGCAAACAGCTTGACAGGCATAATCTGGGTATCGATCTGCAGCGTGCCGGTGCGCTCGCCGTCAAAGCCAACGCGGTTCGGGGCACCCCAGCCGCCCTTGGCATACACACGGTTTGCCTGGAAGTTGGTGGTAGAAACATTGGCAAAATCAATTTTCATAAAGGGGACTTTAGTCTTATAGTCCAGCAGAACAAGGTTCATAACCTCACGGTTTGCCATATTAGGATTCATCTTTGCCATAATAGTAGCCTCCTGTTTAATTTGTTTGTTTTTATCCATCACGACATCTTCTTAAACCAGCTATCTATCTGGTGGTCCTTCCCACCCCACACGCCGTAGTTAAAATCAGAAATGTCGTTGACTTGTTTGATTCGTTGGCGGTTAAAAGTGTCATGCACCTGGTACACCGTCAAATCCCAGATGTTAGCCATATTCAAACTGTCGTGATACGTTGCCAAAGCCGAAATAATATTCGCAAGCTCATAGTCCGGGTCAGCTTTCTTGCCGCCGCGCTGGTTTTTTTCGTACTCTGCTTTCTTACGGTAGAACTCTTCAAACTTTTTGCGCGTTCTCTCGTCCTTGTACTTGTGTTCTTTCTTTTCTTTCGGCGGGTCTATGTAAGCACACTGCAAACAAACATCACATACCAGCGTCCAGTTTTTGGCGTTTATAACACCATCCACTGTAAAAGCCCCGGCCTCATCCTTTGCCGGATTCACAAGAAAACACTGGTGTGTTGGCTCATACTCCACTGGCTCTGAAATAAAAAAGCCCAGAGCCGAGATCACATCGGCTCTGGTTCCTTCTTCCAATGTCAGCAGGGTAAAAATGTCCAACTGGTCAATTTCTTCCGGCGTGATATTTGGCATTTCCTGCCCGCCGTGTTTCAGCAGCAATTTCAAGCGCTCTACAAAATCCTTCGGCGTCATCAACAACAGCGATAATGCGTATTGGTAGGTGTTATACCCCTTTATACAGATGTCTCTAAGGTGCGGGGAATGGATACGTCCAACTGTCTCCACTTGGAACCCGATTGGGTTCAAAAGCTCAAAGTAGGGTACTTTCATTTGCTATTCCTCCGGTTAAAATCCACAGCCTCATAGCAAATGCAGCGTCCGTAATATTTGTTGTTTGGCTTGTAAACTTCATCACTGACAAGGTTCAGCTTACCAATGCCAAAATCTTTACTTCCGTTCAACAGCTTATCCACGTCGGCAGCCAGTATATCCACTCTGGTGCCAACCGTCCCCTCTCGTTTATAGCTCTGCATAATTTTTTTGTGGCAATACGCAAATATGTACAGGTATACCCGGTATGCAGTTGTTGTGGGCGCTTTTGCAACCACAGTCTCCATGCACAGGTACGTATCAGTTGTTTCGTTAGTGTCGTCAACATACTCGTACTCAAAAATATGGCCGCAAGAGTCCGGGTCGTTTCCTAACAGCATTTCATCGGTATCAGCATCCTCATCCACAGGGCCAAGTAACACGTCGATAATATCGGGATCATCTGCAAAAATCGACGCTACTTTGTGCTTGTACGCACCAAGTTCGTTCAAATTCATGCATCCACCACCTTTATTACCACGCTGTCCTGGCTATTCCCGTCAGGTGCTTGCACCGTAAGTGTAACTGTGTGCCCATTCAAAGTCTTATCATCAACAGCCGAAACACGGCAGCTGTCTCCATCCACGCGGTTCCACATCGTCGAATTGGAAAAATATACCTTTTCATTTAACGTGCTCTCGTCGGGCTGAATAATCCAGACACATCCGGCATAGGGCTTTCCGTCGCGTGTCGCGTGGAACACCTTACCGCGCCCACAAATGCGCACTTTTGCATCCCCTGTGTATTTGATAGCTACATCGCCCGTGTCCGGTGCTTTTTTCGGCTCATCATAATCACAAAGCATCTTGTCACCATTATCTGTGTCTGGGTTGTACTGGTCTTGTTCAAGGTTCAGCACCAAGAAACCAGTCTGCTGGTTGTCGCGGTCATAGCGCTCTGTCATACCATCCACACAGGTAATACGGTATGTCTTTGGCTGACCGTTGATTTCTTCCAGCATAAGCCGCTTATCTACGTCCAAAAGCGCAGATTCCTCATCGTAGGGGATCTTTACCTGGAACTCACGGCTGGAAAGTGTCATCAGTTTGTTTTCAGATAGGTTGGAGAAGTATGGTTTATCTACGACTGCCCACCGCGTCACAACTTCGTGGGTTTCATCGTCCTGCCACTGAATACTGCGGTTACACAGCTCAATTTTGCCGCGCACCGTAATCTCATCATCAGCATCACGCTCCGTAATCAGCCAATGGCTCTTACTCCACAGCATAATGTGCCCGATCTCAAAATCATCACCCGGCATGGTCCTAATGACCTTCTGGTTCGTTACCGTGCTGGAGATAATCTCCATATGGTGCTTGATTCCGTCGATCTCGACCTCTTTGTATGCTGGCGAGTCTGGCCCCATTTTGAGCGTGTCGTGCTTTGATTTTTGAATAATACGGTCGCGGCGGCTCGTGCCGGGTCTGCCCAACATGGCGGCATACATGTCATAGTTCATGTGTACCACCTCACTGTGTCAGTCCGGCAATCTCACCGTTTCTAAAGGAATACAAGTTGATCTCGCCGCGCAGGCGGTGCTCCGTCGTAGTCATCAAATCTGTCATTTTCTCCAGCAGGTTCGCCGGGCTGTATAAGCTGAAATCCTTGGTGTTCAAAGCATTCTGCAAGGCATCCGTGTTGTACACAAACGGTTCCACGAAATGAAGTACCATTCCCAGAGCCAAAATATCTTTCTCACGATTGGTGAGCGCGATATTAAATGCTAGGATATCGTCTTCTCTATCCGTTAAGTCCTGCTTGCAAATTTCCTCAAAATCGCCAATCGCCAGCGTCAGCAAATCTTTCTGGTATTCCAACCGCGTGATTGCGTCAAAGTCCAAGAATTCGTAGTTGCGAACCCGGGCACGATAACGCTCAAAAATTTCCTCGTATTTGGTGCCCATAGGTCACACCTCCGTTACTTAATGGTCGTCACTTCCACGGTTTTTTTGGCTGGCTTTTTGGCATCAAGCTGCACCTCTTCCTCAAGGTCGCAGTTCAGAACCTCGTTCAGTGCCTTGATGACATTGCGGCTGTCGATCTTGTCCGCCTTGATAAGCTCTTTTGCTCTCATACGGATAGAATCCTTCATGCCGTCGCTCATTTTTGCCACGTCGCTGCGGATCTTTGCAGCATCCCAGCTAAACACATCATCAAAGTTTTCTGTCGTGAGTGCGTTACGGTAATGCTGTGCGACACCCAGCGCCTTCAGGACATCTGCATCCTCAATCAGGATCCAGTTGTCGCGGAAGAAACGCGGCTGTGAACCACGCATGGCAACCAGCTCACCGTACTCGATCTCCTGAACCTCGCCAAATTCCTCCCACTCGATCATATATCCTGCCGTGCGGCTGGAAATATAAATCAGGGGACCATGTACGCCGTTTTTGCATTCGACCATAGTGCTATTCGTAATCTTTTTAACTGCCAAAACAATACCTCCAAACATTCACATTAAAAATTCCGGCCAGTTATCCAGCCGGTTTATATCAGATCCTCTATCTATCAAGAGAACTTGTAAGCGCCAAAGTCACGATCCATGATAATGCCAATGCCGGTGCGCTTCATCAGCAGGAACTCCTGGCTCAGGTCAGCATTCTTCATCGGATCGCCCTGCAGCATGGTAACACTGCCCTCAGTAACACGCTTGATGGGCTTGGTGTCGCCAGCAACAACATACAGGGTGTCGTCAGGCAGGATGAACTTGGTAGAGCCGATCTCGTGACGCTGCTTCATAGAAATCAGCGGGGTGCCAGCCAGCTTGCCAGCATAGCCCATAGCATACAGGCTCTCCTTGCGGCTGTCAGAACCATCAATGTCAGGAATCTTGCGCAGCGCCTTCTTGGTGCCGATAATCATAGCAGACTCACCGGTGGAAGCCTCAACATGCTCGACCAGATCCAGCAGCTTGTCAGCATCCATCGTGCCGGTCTGCATGTACGGGGCCTGCAGGCCAGTGATCATGCTGCCGAAAGCGGCATAAGCACCGTCCAGGTCATGGCGGGTAAAGCTCTGAGAGCACAGACGGATCAGGTCATTGAAGTCAACACGGCCAGCAAGCACGCGGTTGATCTCCTCGTAAACCTTGATAGCCTGCAGCTGGGTGGCGATCATGACATCAGAGCCGCTTTCCAGGCGCTGACGGCGAATGCCCTGCGTACCCTCGGCAACGTCAGCAACGGTCAGCAGGCAATCCTTCTTCGTGTGGAAGATGTTGCTGTCACCCAGTGCCAGATTGCGATCCTCAATAAACTGGGTGAAGAACTCGTCGCCCTTCAGGCCCTCCTCGCTGACCTTCTCAACGACGACCTCGATGATGCTGAACAGGTTGCTGCACTTGCCATCGCGAATTGCCTTCAGGTCGATGGTGGACTTGCTGTTGTTGGCCTCCAGCAGAGCCTTGCGCAGAACTTCCTGGCTGTCAGCAACGCTGTATTCCTTGCCCAGTCGGCCAAAATAGCTATCGACTGCAAGGTTGATGAGCTTGTTATCAATCTCCATAGTAAAACCCTCCTAAATGGAAAGCGCTGACCAAACAAGATGGACAGCGCGTAAATGTCATGTATTAGTTATTCCTAACCCGTGATTAGAAAGAAACACGGATCTCGAAATACTCGTAGGCACCGTTGCCCCAGCCAGTCTTCTCGACGCTCTCGATCTTACCAAAGGTCTTGTCGTCAGCAGCTTCCTGAACGGCAATCTTCGTAGAATCAGCGGCAAAGCCAACAAACTTGCCCTTTTCAGGAGCCTTGTCGAAAGCCTCAGCAGTAGCGCTGAAATCGTCGCCGTTGTGCAGGACATAGCCGCGGCAGACCTTGCCAGCCTCATTGACCCATTCAGTCAGATAGTGGGTGCGGGTCTCATCATAGAACAGCTCCTCGCTGGCAATCAGGACCAGATCCTTCGGCTTGGACTCAGCGGTGGGGGCAGTAGCCTTATAGACCTCGCGACCCTCGCGCTCACCCAGAACAACCAGCCGCGCATTGTCGATCGCAACAGGGCTGTCATTCTTGTAAACCTTGACACTCTTCAGCAGAGAGCCATCAGTAGTGCCGGACATAAGATCCAGACGCACAACAGCATGCTTTTCATTAGCCATAGTTAAATTCCTCCGTTTATCGTATTATTTATAGCGTTCAAACAGGTCACCGTATTTGTCCGAGACGGACTGCATCTGGACCCCGCTCACGCCAAAGCGTGCTTTTTCGATCTCACCCTTCTTCTCTTTGGGTGCAACATAACTGAACTCGGCAGTGGCCTTCTTGCCCAGCAGCTTGTAGCATTCATCCTGCAGGGCAGTAAACTCCATGTCCTCATTCTTCTTCAGCTCGGTGTACTCATCGACACCGTCCAGCTGCTTGTCCATAATGGCAAACAGCTTTTCGCGCTTCTCGTTCTCCTCGACCTTCTTAGCCTCGGCCTCAGCAGCAACATAAGCATCATACTTGGGCTGCATCTCGTCGAACTGTGTCTTGACCTCGGAATACTGCGTGCTGAACTTTTCAGCCTCCTCTTTGGCAGCATTTACCTTGTCGCACAGTGCCTCATACAGCACGGGCAACTCAGGCTCAGCAGAGCCATCTTCCCAGTCTTCGTACACGACTTTCACGCGCTTTTTACCGTCAAAATCAACCTTGACATTATCGCCTTCCATGGCAAACGGTAGCGCATAAGTCTTCCAGTCCTGCGTATCAATCACGATCGCACGATTCTCCTGCACGTCCTGCAGCCAGTAGCGGCTGCACTCATCGCCCCAGCGGTCAGTGTACTTCTCGCCGGAAACAGCGTCGCAAATTTCCTGCATACGCTGGTTGTCCGTCAGGGTAAACTGTTCCGCAGGCTCCTGTGCAGGCGCGGCTTCAGGCTCTTTTTTCGGTTCTGCTGCAGCCGCAGACATCTCCTTGCACTTCTCTTCCAACTCCTCAATGGTAATTTCCTCCAAAGAGAAATCCAGCGTAGAAGCATCGATGCCGTAGGATGCAAGAATCTCATTTTTCTTCTCCAAAACACCTTCTCCTTTCGCAAAGTTATCTATCTCAGCCTCCTTGGAGGATTGAGAACTTTGTAGTGCTGTGTATTCGTCCAGCTTTTCTTTGATCTGGCTTGCCAGCGTAACAGCGCTGAAATTTGCCACCACATCGCTGCCGACCATCGCCGGTTTAATGCGTGGATCAGTCGTAGACAAAATGCAGCAACCATCAAATGCAAAATTTTTCACGACATAATAGCCGCGGTCATCTACATCTCCCTCCAGCGCCGTAATCTCCATGCTCTGCGCCTTTACGCCATCACGCTCAAAGATCTCACAGGAATCATCGAACTTGGTCCACAGCAGACCATCTACGCGCAGATAATCGCGCATCGTTCCTGTTCCGTCATCCCGGCTCACCCACCGGGCATTACAACTCTCCGGAATCACGCCATAGGCGCTGCCGGAGTATACATATTGAATGCCGTCCTCGTCAATTTTCAGCTCGTGCTCGTGCCCCTTAAAATCAAGGTCGCCCGCCTTACTTTCCTCAATATATCCAAGAATCGGCGTGTTTTTAATGCTTTCCAGTGCCGTGTCCACCACCTCTTTTGAGAAAGTGGAACCATTCAGGTTGTCGCCAGTGTGCAAAACATCAATCGTTACATTGATAAATCGCGTATCTTTACCGTTGACTTCTCCTGTTTTCTCAAAGGTGACAGGCAGGCGATTCAGTAGGTTTCCCATATCGCACACCCCGCAAATCAAAAAGATGCCCGCGACAAGCACAGGCAATCAGTAGTAGTTTCGTTTTTGCTTTTCTTTTACATATTCCTTCAGCGCGGCAATTTCCTCGTCAGATAAAGCATACACATACACGGTATGCCCGCTGCAATCTTTTTCCTTTCGCAGCAGCACAGCTCTGCTCAGGCTCAGATGAACCGCCAGTTCACGCCCGCGTATCTTTACCTCTTTCATATATCATCACCCCGCAGAATTTGCATTGCTGTCATGCTCAGCCGTAACCTCGCCTGCATCGCTCAGGTCTTTGCCCTTGCTGGCATTTGTGGGTCTGCCGCCCTCATCATCAGAGTTTTTGCCCTGCGTGTTAGAGCTTTTAAGCGGAATTTCCAGCTTATCAAGGCCAAGCATTTCGTTCTCAAGGTACAGCATGTTTTCCATATCACTGGGGCTGTAACCATTGGTAGCCATAATAGCACTGCGCACCGGTAAGCCATACTGACCGTCCTTTACGAACTGGTCATGCATCTCCTGCCGGTTAAAATATGTAACATCCAAAATATTCACTTTGAACTTATATGCCGTTGAAACACTCTTTAATTTGCGGTTGATCCAGCGCTCAATTTGGCGCATCACCGTAAATACAATCATCTGGTCGTTGATAGTTGACCATTTGACCGATGTAGCTGAGTCTTTGTCACCGCCGCCAAACAAAATACTGTTGACACCGGCCTGTGTCCACATAGACGCCTCGGCTTTTTCTACATCATCGCTGCCACTCACAGCGCCGCTCTTTTCAAAATTCCAGCTGGAAACCTTCATGGGTGACATAAACGCACCAATGTTTTCCGGCAGAACATTACACAGCATGTCGTAGAAGTCCCTGCACAGGTCATAATCGATCAGGAATGTACCATCGTCGCCGGTTGGTATTTCCAGGGCCAGAGCCTTGTAATTGTTGACCTCGCTTGCATTTTTGCTGATAGCACGGTAGTCCTCAATATCTGCCAATGCGCTGAACAGGCTCACAAACGGCGGAATCGGAATATGCGTCTGCTCGTTAATTTTGATACAAACGGTATTGTCGCTGCTCAATTCCTGCCATTTCAAGCTGGAGTCTTTTGCGTATGCATTGTACATCGTCGTGAATTCCGGCGGGAAATTCGGCAGCCGTTCACTGTTCGCATCAAAATAGCTAAAGTTAAAGGCAAAATTATACACGCCGTCCTCAATGCTGGAAATCTTGCAGTAGTCCTGGTCCAGCTGCTGGAATGTATAACTGTCATTCGTTTCCCACGCATAACCGTAGTACACATCATCACGAAATGCCACCGTCAGCGCTCGTGTAAACTCGTGCCGGATATTCATTTTCTCCAGCTCATTGATGACTGCATAGTACCCCTTCTTGAACTTGTTCATGTTCACGCTCTTAGTCCTGTCAATGCCATACGGCACAACAATATAGCTGAACGTAGACATACTCGCAAAATACTGGATCAGTCTGCGGTAGTAGTTCGATATATTATAAAGGTACTGGCTCATCTGGCGCAGCTGCGTCTCGTAGTTCGCCGGGTTACCAAGATAAGTCACAATCTGGGATTTTGTATACTTACGGTATGTAGGTGCATAGTCCTTGTTATTTTCAAGGTCTCGGACTTTGATTTGTGAAATATTTGCATAGCGGAGCTTGTCCATAAACTCCGTCATAGATACATAGTCGCGCTTGCCATCCGGGGTCATCACGGCCACTTTTTTCTGCGTTGAATCAATAGTCAAATGTACCCCTCCTTCTGGCAGGTGCCCTAAAGTTTATTTCGATTTTCTTTGTCTTAGCGTAATTCTTTGCCATGCTGCGCTCAACCTGCATTGCTATGTAGTAGTTGTAACTAACCGAGCTGTAACGGTCCTTGCGTGCGCCGGGCTTTTCATGTACACGGATCAGGTTGTTTGTCGCCTCATAATCAAGGTTGACCAACTCGTTAACCATCAGCCCTGTATTGATAAACGGCAGCTGTAAAGCGGTACGCTCTGTCGGCGTCATCTTGTCATAGCCCTTGAACTGCGCACGCAGCAGCTCCTCGCAATCGTACTCGGAATCAAGGAACCGGATACGTCCCTGCTGAATACCGCTTCGCAGGGCAATCGTCACATCATTGTTGAACTGTGCGCTGCCCATAATGGCCCAAATTACCTTGGGCGCGGTCTTATCTGGGCATCTATCCTGGAAATCAGCGTTATTGCAGCAGTTCAGCGGTGGGAATATCTCTCCGCTCTCCGGGTCATAACACTCATGCATCAACAGGTCCATGATCGGGGCACCAAGGCCCTTGGCATCAATACCGATGTAGTCGCAGTCAAACCATTTAAAATAGCGGCGCAGTTTTAACACAAGGTCCTGCGTGATGATACCTTCACAGTTTTCCGTATATACCATGTTGCTGGTATATCGTCCACTGTTGCTCGGTATCATGTTGTTTAAGAAAATGCTCGTTGCATCGTTATCGCTATGCTTAGAACTCATCAAAGCAATATCGACCGTCAAAATACGCTTCTCCCCAGGCTTCTTCTTTGGCGGTTCAATAGATTTGCCTGCCAAGATAGTGCCCGGTGCATAAAATGCCTGCTTCAGATTGCGTACTTTATTGATATCTTCAAAGCTGAACAGCCCGCCATCAGTCACACCGATAAACATGGCTTCCATCTCCATACGGAACTTAATGTCGCTGAACGAAGATTCGGACATCTCATCCTCAACCTGCTCTAACGACAACATACCCTCTTTTACAGGCATCTGATACGGGAACCGGAAGCAGAAATATTTTTTATCTGTGGCGTACATATTATAGAAATAGTCCTGGCACAGCTTCCACGACCAATGCGATTGAAACCATGCTGAACTCAAGTACATTTCAATAGGTCGCTCCAGCAAATGTTTGTACTGCTTCTTCCGTAAATAACCAGGCTGGCGTGCAACCGTCAGGAAACGACGCAGGACCAGATCAATGACATCCTTGTCGATCATACGGAACTCGTCGCAGACCAGAATCGTAGCACGATGTCCGCGGGAGGTATCGCTTGCTGTAACAACTTCGATAAAGCTGCCATTACGGAATGTAATCTCAGCCTTACTTTGATTGATGACAACATCTTTTATCTCACTGCGCAATAGCGGAGACATTGGCATAAGTTCCTTGGTTATCTTTTCAAGAACCTGCGCACCCTGACTTCGAACCTTTGCGCAAACCACTATTTTGCTGTGCGGATAAAGAATCGCCTTATAAACAATAAATACGGCAGTTAGAAACGTTTTACCGAGACCACGCGAGCCAATGAAACAAAAATTCGTCGCCAGATTCATCATAAAAAGCAAGACGACCTGGAACGGATGCAACTCTAAGTTTAAATAGTCCTTACAGAATCGGTGCGGGTTTGCCCTGTAAAAAGAGCACCACTTCGCCACCGCGTTCATGATTTGCGTAGCCTTGTCATTTGCAACTTCTTCTGCAGTTCTTTTCTGAGCCATTACCTACCACCTCACTTTGCAGCTTCGGCGGCCTCATCAGGCTCATCGTTATTCATGTAATATTCCGGCTTGTGCGCGGTATAACGTTCCATTTCAGCGTCATACTCCTCTTTATAGGGGTTCTTCACCTTAAACAGTTCGCACAAGGCGCTAAGCACCCACACACGGAAATAGTGGCCAATACCATCTACATCCTTCCACGCCGGGTCAGGCTCAGGGATCGGATCTGTCCTCTCCCATTTTTCAATCAGCGTACCAAAGGTGTTTGCCTCGGCAAGCGCATTGTCGTTTGTCTGGTTAGGCTTGATATTGGCTGAACCAAGCAAGCTCTGCAGGTTGTCATTGGCCGTTTTAATGTCCTTGACATCGCCACTCTTGGCCGCACGCTCACAGGCAAGCTCACCAATGCAGATATTCTTGAACAATACCTCCTGCGCTTTTGTCTTGCACTCGTACCGCGTTGTCCAGTCTTTGTACTCTCTATCCAGGAACAGATACTCCTGATCCTTCATGGATGTCCCCCAAAAATCAAGCATACGCTGGCTGACACGCCCCTTGGCATCTACAGCTTGGGAGTTATCATCAACCTCATTGATGATGCGGCCATTAACTTCTTCCAGGTAATCGTCAAAGGTTTTGTTGCGGTACTGTACAATGTTCAACTGCTTGACCCATGCAGCCATGCGGGTAAGATTCGCTGCACGATTTGCCGTTGATCTGAAAATTTTGTCGTTGTAATACATATCAAACCGCATACAAACGCGCTTTGCAGCATCCTCTTCATTGCCAAGCGTCTTGCAATAATGGTCGTACAACTTGTCAACACAACTCTTGCAACTCGGCATAAAGTGGTTGTTTCCTGCCCACAGCTGACTTTGGCTCGGATAAAAGTTATCCTTTTGGCGTGTAAATTTCTTATGACATGTCACACAGAAAAACACTTCCGGCTGGTCCTCCTCCGCCATAATGCGCTGGATTCGCGCCTGTGCCTCTGCGTGCTCTCGTAAAATCGTCGCTTTGTTTTTAGCGCCTTTGGGTCGTCCCATTACGGATCACCCACCTTGTTTTCTGTTGGGTTACCGTCTTCGTCAAAATCAGCAAACTGATTACGACCACCGTTACTCCAATAGTTCACAATCGCCAGCAGCTTCGGTGTCCGCTTAAACACACAAAACGGTGCGCCGGTAATATCGTTCACCTCGCGCTTCTCGTAGCTGAGTCCATACGCCTTCAAAAAATTTGTCAGGCGGCTGGAATAGCTACAAAAAAACTCAGGCTGCTTCTTAACATTCTCCTCCAAAAACTCACTTCCCTTCCCTTAAAAAATGCCGCTGGGTTAATCCAGCTTTACATCATAGGCGCAGTCCAGCCCTAGGTCATTGACGACCAAAACTGTCTGCTCCGGTTTATTCTTCAATCGCTTATCCATACAATAATTGTCAGGCCCATCTACGCAGCCGCTCTCGTAGACCTTCGTGTCATACACGGTGGTAAGCCCGTTCGTGTGACGGTGTCCCATCAAAACAATGTCGGGCTTCATGCCAGTCATCATGGTCAGGCTGTTCACTACTCCTGTAGGAGTATCTTTGTCTCCATGCACAGCAAATACATCCAGCGTGCGCACTGCAAATCGAACCATTGAGCCGTCATAATCTACATCGCATACATGTACGTTGTTAATCTGCGCACATTTTGCCTGTACGTAGTAGCTCACAAGCCTGTCCAGATACTCTCCGTGCTGATTGTCTTCTTTATTAGGGAACACACGGCTGTGGTTGCCAGGTACGCTGTATACCTCAACGTCGAGGAACAGCTTCGCCATCTCTGCCACAAACCAGCTCACAGCCTCACTGGCAGAAATAACCTGGTCAATCACATTCTCATTGTTTTCCAAACGACTGTTCACATGGATCGCTCCGTTGACCATATCACCACCCAGCACAACATAGCACTTCTTAGCATTATGCCGCCGCCAGATTTCTGTAACCTTGCCAGCATATTTGCGCAGGCGGTACATCATAATCTGTTGATTATACTGGTTGCAGTAGTTGGAAATCTGGATCCCTGCGTGCAAATCTGTCAGGTGGACGATCAGATCACAGTCGCCCTGTCCTACACACTGCAGCACATCCACACGCGCATACTCAGCCGGGTCATAGGCATCAATGCGGCGCTCGATCAGCTCACGCATACTCTCACCACGCGCTTTTGCACGAAGCAGCCGACTGACCTCGTTACGCTCATCACGCATCTTGACCCGAGCTTTCTCCAGCTCACGCCGCTCCTCACGGATGCTTTCCAGCAGCTCTTCCGTGCTGGCTGTATCAACCTCGCTCACCTGTTGCAGGTCCTGATATGCTTTCCACGTCTTGCGGTAGGCACACTCACCTTTATCCCAACCCAGCGTTGTGTTGATGACATTTGCAACGTCAGTCCATGTACCAATTTCATCCTTGCTGCGGCAAACACGGTACACATACTGCGCGTCCGTCTCACCGCTCAATTTCGGCCAATCGTTCATGCAACCACCTCATCACCCAAAGTACGGGCGGTACGGCGGCGTTCATCCCGTTCCATCTCCTCCAGCGCCTGCTGTGCATCAACATTATTAACAAGCGCCTTCAGCACATCTCTGGTCTCGTCAACCATGGTCTTATGCACGGTCGTAACCATGTGCGCACGTGGGAACTTCTCACGGATCATCTTTGCCTCTGCCTTAGAAATAGTAATCATACAAACATCGCTCCTTAAAAAACTTTTAAAATCGGACAAAACAAAAGCCCGCCCAAAGCCGAAGCCCTGGGCAGGTTAAAGTCATCAGTCCTTAATCGTTGTAAACTGCCTTATTTTAAAAGCGTTACATCGTAGAATGCCGCTGTCTGTATTTGCGTACTCTTTCTCTTGTCTGTTCTCTTTTTATGATCTTGGCGCAATCGTCACAATACTTTGTCATGTTCCCTCTTGCCGTAAACGCACAGCCGCAGCTCACGCAGAACCGTATGTTTTTCAACCCCACCGTTTGATACAAAGCATACAGGTTCAGCCGATTTGTGTCAGGCGTAACAACCATCTCGTATACAACTTCATTATTCTTCAAATCATAATTCTCGTAGGTATAATAACAGCCAACCTTCTTCGCGGTATGTTCGCTGTCCGTCCGTAGCAGAATGCCGTACTCATCGCTCACCGTCTCCATCCCTATCGGCGCGTGATAAGTCTCGTACCACTTTCCCTTTCTGATGGTAACATCATGCAGGTGCGACTCAAAACAGCCGCAAAACCGCTTGATCTTAAACTCAGTCGTCAAATCTATCGTGTCCATATGTAAAATCCTACACATCATCACAACGCCAAACAGGCAAAGTTGCTCTTTCTGCTTCAGATTGTGTGTCTCAATTTGTGTCATGATCCATTCAAGGTCTTGTTTATATACTTTTATACTGTCAATCTGTAATAACTCACATGTCTTCGTTCCACAGGTCTCAAAATGTCTTACAAGGTCATATCTGTCGTAGTTCAAATTCAAACTGTTGTCAAACATCGTAAGGTACATATCAGCGCATTTGTCAGGCGTCATTCCGCTGCGCCCAATTACACGCTTCAACGCACGGTTTCCTAAATCGTTCTTCTTGTAATTATCAAGCAGCATCTTCTCGTTGCAGTAAAAATCATAAAACATCGCAATCACCTCCCGGTACAAGCTCTGCATCGATATACTCTACCGGGATGTCGCTTTCCACAGGGGCCAGCGTATAACGCTTTCCAAGGTACTCGTACTCGCCGTCATCGCACTCCTGCGGCAGGCAGATGTTTACCTGTTTAATGTTCTCTACTACACCCTTACCGGCCATCTGCCACATGAACTTTTTGTTGCGGCTCTTATACTTGTCATAGCACAGCACCACACAAATGTTTGCAAGCTCACGCACATCCGGTACGATCTGCTGGCACCGGCTGCGGTAAATGTTGTAGTAATACTGCCAGTTTACCTCAAAATTCGCAGCGAGTTCTTTCGTAATGTTCTGTTCTCTTAAAATGTCTTTATACGTTTCATAGTGTCTGCACTGGTGGTTCAGCTCCGCCAAATCCCTGCACAGCTTGTAAAATTCGCAAAATATCAACTCAATGGCGTCAAAGTGTTCCTGGTCATACCCAATCTCTTCATCAAACATGATCCTCCAGTCGAACTTTTTCATGCGCCGTTTTCGGATCGTGTTTTCCCAGCGCTCAAGCTCAAAGCACAGCATGTTCATGTTGGAGTGGGCACAACTCAGCTTTTTCATCCGCTTGTAGTACGGGCTTGCGTACTTCATAAAATACGGCAGCGGACGACCGTATTTCGCAATGTTGCGGGGCACCGGGTAAAGCACTCCCGTCTTGGCAAAATCGCATTTCTGCTTTTGGACTATATCATCATCTCATAGCTGTGGAACTATGAGAGGCTGGCACTTCCACGCTGGATTTTCACCAGAACGTGTACTCCCTTACGGGATAGTCTCTTAACCTTCCCCATCTGGGGCTTGGCACAGGATTATTCATTTGACCTTCCCTGTCAGCCTGTTATCTGACCGCCATTTCCTGCGGTTCCTAAGCGTATAACAGACACCCTGCTTTTGCAGGTTCACCAGCTTCTTTAACTGCACGTCACCGCATAGTGCCACCGATCATCATGGCTTTGCCGTTGACCACCGAGAGTAGATCAACATAAAGAAGCCATCCAGCAGCTCGTGCAGAACGGCGATATGCTCTCCACCGCGGTTCAGGATGAAATCGCCAAGATCAATTCCACCCTTGCATTTATCGGTGCCACGGAGGTGACTCCTGATGCCGCTCAGTAATCTGCTGGTCCTCTGTGGTGTCGGCGGCGCGGCGGCTGTCCTGCTCCTCTTCCCGGAGTTTCGCAAAAAACTCGGTGTTCTGCTGGGCGGCTTTCTCAACCTCTTTGTCGAAGATACAGCCAAAACGCCCGAGGGTGCCGCGGCTATCTATTCCAAAGCCATCGAGGAAGCCGAGGATAAATACAATAAAGCCTCCGATGCCCTCAAGCGTATGACAGGCCGTCTGGAAACCGCCATCAAAGCACGGGATAAAGCCAATCGCGAGGTGCAGGAGTATGAATCCAAAGCCCGCACAGCTATGTCTCGCGGCGATGAAGCCACCGCCCGTGTCTACGCCGAGAAACGCCAGGATTCCATTCTCGTCGCCAAACAGTATGCCGACACCGTCAACCAGCTCACCCCCGCTGTGGCCCAGGCGCGGGACATCTTCACCCAGCGGGAGAAAGAACTCAAAGACATCCGCGCCAAAAAGAATCTGGTTGTCGAACAGCTCAAAACCAACCGTGATGTTGAGGCTGCCTATGATGATCTCGATGAACTTCGTCGCGATTCAGCTTCCAAACGCCTGCTCGATGCCGTCGATGAAGAAGTCAAGGCCGGTTCTGAGCGTGCTGTCGGCTCCCGCATTGTGCATGAGGCCAAGCTCAATACCCGTATCGCCCGTGCCGATGAAAAGAGCGATGACTACGCTGTTAATGATTTTCTCGATTCCCTGCGCAGTCCAGTTTCGCTACCCAGTAGCACTAAACGTCCCATTATTGAATTTGTCACCCCTAAACAGAAAGAAAAACACTAAGGAGATACATAATGAAACGCTTTCGTTTGACCCCTGCAGCTAAGATCCTTTGCCTGGTTCTGGTCCTGGCAATCGCCGTTTTCGCCGTTTTCAAATCTGGCATTATCGAAAATGATCTTGTCCCTAACCACGCCGCCAGCACCAATGCTGTCAGCACCACTACCAAAAATGACTCCAAGCCTGCCGCTGCTAAGACCGATGACGATACCATTAACCTGTCTCTGGATGAGTGGGTAGGCTGGAAGAGTCTGGTAGACGCATGTGGGGGCCTGACAACTCAGCCCGGCTCTATCTTCGACCAGCTCGACATCAAGGTCAACATCAATATCATCAATGATGCCACCCAGTCCTCCAACGCCCTGATCTCCGGTGACTTGCAGGCCGCAGGTTACACAACCAACCGTGTTGCTTTCCTCAGCCAGAAATTCAAGGAAGCCGGTAAGAATGTCATTATGCCGTTCTATACCAACTATTCCTACGGTGGTGACGGTATCATTGCCAGCACGAATTTTGCTGATATTTCCACCTGGCCTAATGCCCGCATCGGAGTACCCTCTTTCTCCGAGGCCGAAACTCTGGTTGCCTGGTTTGTCCAGAAATCCGACCTCAGCGCCGCCGACCAGCAGAAGATCCTCGATAACCTGATTATGTTCGATACCCCGGATGATGCTGCCAAGGCTTTCTTTGCCGGTCAGATCGATGTCGCCGCTACCTGGGAACCGTACCTCTCCCAGGCCGAGGAATCCACCAATTCTGTCATCGTCTTTGATACCACCGCATCCTCTACTCTGATCATGGACGGCATTGTCTTTGATGCCGATTGGGCTGCCGCCCACCCCGATACCGTCTCCAAGTTCATCGATGGTGTCCTGCAGGCTGAGAGCCTTTATAAGACCGATTTTGACTCTATTCGCAAGGTCATGCCCATGTACTCTACCGCGGATGATACTTCTATCGCTGCCGACTGTGACCATGCCAAGCTCGCCAACTGGGCCGATAACATGGATATCCTGACTGATACCGCCCCTCAGACCTACAACGATATGTGTACCATTTGGGAGTCTCTGGGCGAAACCGTGGATCGTGATGCTGTCAATACGATTTTCGATACCACCTATCTGGAAGCTCTGGCCGATAAGTACAAGTCCAATACCGCTGTCACGAACAAGGTCGAAGTCACCCAGGAACAGAAAACCGCCGCTGTGGACTACTCTTCTATGCTGACAAAATCCTGCACTGTCAACTTCGTACCCGATACTGCCAAGTTCCTGGATCAGGCCGAAGCCGCCTCTACCCTCAATGAATTTGTTGAAATCGCCAAGACTCTGGACGGCGCTATTATCCAGATTGAGGGCAACATCAACCAGGTCGGCGAGGAAAGCGAAGACGGCAAGCAGCTCTCCTACTTCCGCGCTCAGACCGTGGCCAACTACCTGACCAGCCAGGGCATTGATGGCAGCCGCATCGTTGTCATCGGCAATGGCAATACCAAGATGATCGGTGACCCCAATACCGAGGAAGGTAAGACTGCTAACCGCCGCACCGATGTCATGTTCAAGATGATCGAAAATTGAGGCATGAAATGATTATCCTCTCCATTCCTGTTTTCGCAGCGCTGCTCGTCGGCTGTTTTATCGCGGGACTTGTCACCGATGCCGCCATCGGTATCAGCGCTCATCTTCATAAAAAGGATTGATTCATATAACAATTGAGGTGACTCTATCAGATGAAAACGCTTAATACTCCCTACACCATGCATGAAAACACTGTCATGGAATCCGAGTTCGACGAAGTGCAAACCAAAGCCAACCGCAAGCGCAAGCCCCATCGCGGCAAGGCTGACCATAAGCATAAGTACGAGATTGCCTATGCCGAGGATCATTATAAAAGCCCCGTCAGCGGTAAAGAGTTTCTCTGGTTCGCCAAAATCAACTACTGCACCATCTGTGGCCGTATAGATAATGCCTGGTGGCTCTCTCATGAACCTGATATTCCCAAAGGCGCTAAGATATTCCGTTCTTCCCCGGATCGCAGCTACGGCTACCTCGCCAAATTTATCGATGATTTAACTGATTTTTATTTTAAGGAGTGATTTTATTGGCAAAATTCAAACCCGGTGACAAAGTCCGCATCACAGCATTCAAGCATGGTGAAGAACGGCACTATAAGGGTGACTTCAACGTTGGTGACATAATCACAATTACAATGGTGCATAAGCGGACTTCCCGTACAGATTATTACAATATCGCAGAAGCCGATGATTATATCTTCTTTGAGGATGAACTCGAACTCGTTAAGTCCGACACCTGCAAGCATGATTGCTCAACCTGCACCTGCCACGATGACACAGTCACCATCAGTGTCGATATCCCGCTGCACGACAAAAAGGAAGCCCACCGCATTGTCCACGCCATGGTTAAAAAGGCATATCAGGATGCTGCCACCGCTAAAGATAAACCACAAAATGCCCCTTGGACGGAGTATGAAATCGAATTCGCACGTGACCTCGTCTCGAATTGGGCTTATAACGTCATCCATAACGGCGGAGACCTGTACTGGCAGATTCAGCCGGAGGACGGGTTGGAAGCTATCGTCTATAAGTCTCTTAAAGCAGGCAGCTGTCTTTATGGTTATGCCGCGCCGCATCATTCGAATGAATATAATGTCTGGGTCGGCAAATGCGTCTCCCTCGCCAAAGCACTCGGCAAACCCATCCCGGATTTCATCAAGAACAAAAATATGGAGGGCTGACCTATGCGTGTTCTTCTTCTTTTCCGTGGCGCACCGGGCTGTGGCAAATCCACCTACATACATGAAAACGGGTTGGCCGATTACACATTAAGTGCTGACACGATCCGCATGCAGTGTTCCTCCCCTGTCCTCTCCACATCCGGCGATGTTTCCATCAGTCAAAAGAACGATAAGATTGTCTGGGACATGCTTTTCCAGATGCTTGAGCTACGTATGCAAGCTGGCTGTCTTACCGTCATCGATGCCACAAATTCCAAAACTTCTGAAATGAACCGCTACAAAGCCATGGCAAAACAGTATCGGTATCGGATCTATGTCATCGATATGACAACGCTCCCTATTGATGAGTGTAAGCGGCGCAACGCACAGCGTCCTCCTATCAAGCGCGTTCCGGATTCTGTCATTGATAAAATGTACGCCCGGTTTCAGACGCAAAAGATCCCTGCCGGTATTCAGGTGCTCACCCCGGATAACGCGCTCAAAACGATTCGCTATTTCAAAACGGATCTCAACAGCTATAAAGCCATCCATGTCATCGGCGATATCCACGGCTGCTACACTGCACTGCAGTCGCTCATGGCTGAGATCGGCGGTTTGCAGGACGATTGCTATTACATCTTCTGCGGTGACTATATTGATCGCGGCCTTGAAAACGCCGAGACCGTGCAGTTCCTGCTCTCCATCATGGACAAGTCCAATGTCACCCTGCTCGAGGGCAACCACGAGCGCTGGCTTTATGACTGGAGTCATGACCGCGAAACAAAAAGTCCTGAGTTTGAAACCCGCACACGGCTGCAGCTGGAATCCGCCGGTCTTGACAAAAAGCAGGTGAGCAGACTGTATCAGCGCCTTGCCCAGTGCAGCTATTTTTCCTATCATGGCAAGGATTACTTTGTCTGCCACGGCGGTGTCTCTTATATTGATAAGACCGATCCGCTCGGTATCATCAGTATCCCCACCTTCCAGCTTATCCATGGCGTTGGCAAATACCCTGACCTTCCTGCCATTATCACAGCGTGGGAACCTACCGGCATTGTTCAGATCGCTGGGCACCGCAACATTCAGGACTTGCCGGTCATAAACGGCAACGGCAGCTATATCACGCTGGAACATCGTGTCGAGTTCGGCGGTTCTCTGCGTGCAGTAACCCTGTGCGGCGATGAAATCATCCCGCATAAAATCACAAACACAATCTATCGCCCACTGGAGGATTACAACACCACCCAGAACTCCGATCCTTCTGTGCAGCTGCTTGTCTCCAACCTTCGCCGTGAGCGCGATGTCCGGGAAAGCAAGTTCGGTGATCTGTCCGCCTTCAACTTTACCTCCTCCGCATTCCGCAATGACCATTGGAACGCCATGACAACGGCTGCACGCGGTCTGTTTATCGACACTGCAAACAATAAGATCGCAGCGCGTGGCTATGAAAAGTTCTTCCGCATCGATGAGCTTGCCCGTGTATATGGCTTCTCTGGCAGCAGTATCGATTTTCTCAAAAGCCGCCTCAAGTTCCCCGTGCAGTGCTATCTCAAAGAGAATGGCTATCTCGGTATTCTCGGCTATGATGAAAGCAAGGATGATTTGCTTTTCTGCACCAAGGGCAGTACCAGCGGCGACTATGCTGACCATTTCAAGCAGCTGTTCCAAAAGCATGTCTGCAAAACCGGTTCCCCGCGCTTGGATGAAATCAAGCAGTACCTTAAAGAGAACAACTGCACAATGCTGTTTGAGGTCATCGATCAACAGTTTGACCCGCATATCATTGAGTATGCAGACCCTCATCTTGTTCTGCTGGATGTTGTCTATAATGAAATCGCGTTCAAAAAGCTGCCCTATAGCGCCATTGAAGGCGATGACCTCATCGGCATCAGCCAGCGGTTTGACCTGAACCTAAAAAAATATGTCAACCAGTTTATGGATTGGCAGGAGTTCTATGATTTCTATATCAAAGCTTCCGCTCCCGGCTATGAGTACGATGGCCACTTTATTGAGGGTTTTGTCTTTGAGGATTCTGCCGGTTTCATGACAAAGCTTAAAACCGACTACTACTCTTTCTGGAAATATATGCGCAGTGTTACCGCCAGCGTCCGCCGCTACGGTGCCGTCAAGAATACAGCATCTCTTTCAGATGCACAGGCAAATCTTTTCTACGGTTTCCTGCGCGATAAGTACGCCAGCGATGAAGCGTTCCGCGACTGGCACAATGAAAACGGCTATGACATCATCTCCCTGCGTAAAGCGTTTTTGTCAAGTCAGGAGGGTACACAATGAGCGGCAGCTATGACTTTTCTATCCGCATCAACAACTTTATGCAGTGCCAGTGCCTGCAGGCAGTCGCACAGGAATGTGCAGATGTCATCGTAATTGATTGCAACGGTAGTCAGGCCAATGCCAAAAGCCTGCTCAGCTTTATGAGCCTTGACTATTCGCGCAAGGTTCGCATTATCACGTCCACAGCCGAGGAGCTTTTTGCCCTGCGCAACGCTCTTCAGTTGAAATAAATTTCGGAGGTACATAATGTTTATCTGCAACAAATGTAAAAAGATCTTCCCTGATCTCGATGGTTATGGTATGCGTATCCAGTACACGTTCGGCTACGGATCCAAGCGCGATGGGGACTTGTTCGACCTGACCGTCTGTAATAAATGCGCGGATGCTGTCGCCGATGCAATCGTTAATGTCTGTGCCATCAGCCCTATTGCCAGCGTGGATTATGATGTTCTCTACGGCGAAGATTTCGCGCAGCCTGATGACGATATCAGCGATGATGGGCATATTTTTTCTTAACTTCCACAACACATATTTCAAGTATTCTGTAAAGGAGTAATTTATGGCAAAAAACAACACGATTCGTTTTACTTTCATCGGCTCTCCTGTCATCGCCAAGGATGGCATTCTGGACGAGATTGATTCCAAACGCACCGGCGGCAAGATGTACCGCCTGCACTTCGGTATCAAGGCAGGCACCAGCACGGAGTTTGTCGGCCTGCTGGATTATCCCCGCGATACCCTCAAGCCTGTGGATGCAGACTTTAATTCTATCGAGGTTGCCTGGGCTGACCGTGAGGACCCGGATGTTCTCGCCAAGGTTGCCCGCTCCCGCCTGTATCGCACCAATGTCGGCTGTGAGGATGGCAAGATCAAGAGCTTTATCTCCGGCTATGATTTCATCAAGTATCTGGCGGATGTTCTCCCCGGCAACGATAAGGACCTGACTGTCACGGGCACCTGCAAGGTTCGCTATGACAGCAAGGGTATCCTGCGCCGCAACTGTGATATTCAGGCCGTCTGGTATCGTCGCGATACTGAAAAGCCCCAGCTGGCCATGTCTGTTCCCCTCACCTACTGGAAGGACTGCATCGATAAGTCTGACCTCAAGGAATCCGGCAAAATCTTTATCAACGGTTATGTCTCGCAGTACGCCACCAAGGAGGAGGGCGACAAGTTCCTGCCCTTCTGTGTCGTGTTCGATACCACTAAGTATAACATGGAGATTCCCAAGCACAAGGCTCTGTATGACTTCAAGATGAAGTTTATTGATGTCAAGGAAAAGACACCCGCCACCATGATGTGGGATGTCCGCGTCGTCAACGGCGCTGAGGAAGTCAATTTTGACGAAAGCCAGCTGACCGATTTGCAGAAGATGCAGATCGAACTTGGCGATGCCACGTTGGATGATTTCCGCCCCCGCGGTCAGATTTACGGCAGTAAAGTCACAGAGCTACGCTTGAACAAACCTATGCTGCGTGACGATTTCGCCGATGGTATGTTTGACACCGGCTATAAACTCTCCGAGTTCGAGGATAAAATTGCCGTCCCCGCTAAGGATGAAACCGTTGCCGATATGGAAAAGTCCGCCACCAAGCCCGATTCCACCAAGCCCCCGTTTGAGGACGAGCTGGAGCTGTTCTGATAAATAGGGAGTCATATATGAAACATCTTGGTGACATTACCAAAATGAACGGCTTCAGCGCCCCCCCTGTTGATGTGATTACGTTCGGCAGTCCTTGTCAGGATCTGTCTGTGGCGGGTAAACGTGCCGGTCTTGCCGGTGAGCGCAGTGGTCTTTTTATGGAAGCCGTTCGCATTATCAAAGAAATGAGGGAAGCGACAAATGGACAATATCCCAAATATGCCGTCTGGGAAAATGTTCCCGGAGCATTCGGTTCAAACAAAGGCGAGGACTTCCGAGCCGTCTTGGAGGAACTGGCAAGAATCAAAGAAGCTGTCATTTCAATCCCTGGACCTGACAAAAGCAAATGGGCAAAGGCAGGACTCATCACCGGAAACGATTGGAGCATTGCTTGGCGAACTATGGACGCCCAGTATTGGGGTGTCCCCCAACGTCGCCTACGCATCTCGCTTGTCCTCGATCTTACAGGTGGGCGTGCCGGAGAAATACTATTTGAGCCGGAAAGCCTGCGAGGGCATTTTGCGCCGGGCGTCACGCCGGGGCAAGCAGCTGCCGGAGCTGTTGAAAATGGCGCTGGAACAGCAGATCGAGCGTTCACTCTGAAAATCCGCTCTGGGTGTGAGGGCGGCGGAAAAGGTGCGCTGGTGCAGACCGAAAAAAGCGCAACCCTCTCTACATTGCAAGATCAAACGCTCTTTGTGGCCGAACCGCCGAAGGCATACAGTTTTGACAGTTTGGCGTCCAATTCCATGAAATCCAGCAACCCACACAGCGGGTGCCGCGAGGTTGAAATCGCAAAGACCCTTGACACATCACCACCTGACCCCGCAAAGAATCAGGGCGGCATCGCTATACTAGATGTTCTGCCGTTCGATACAACGCAGATTACCAGTCCGCAGAACGGCAGCAATCCACGTTTCGGCGACCCCTGCCATCCTCTTGCCGCTACAGCGCATCCTCCCGCTGCTGTGTGTGAAACGGTATTCGCTGAATCTATTGTCGAACCGACATTTTGTATTCATGGCAACACGATTGACCGCGCAGATACGGCGGGTGCAAATGGCACCGGTGTCAAAGAGGATGTCTGTTACACTCTGAACACGATTGATCGCCCTGCCGTTGCATTCGCGCTTGACTGCCGCAATATGACTGTCAATGAGGAACTGCCCGCAACCTTGCAAGCAAAAGGCAACGGTGGACAAAGCCTCAACTACATCAACCCCGTTTGCTACGCCGCCACTACAGAACCCAATATGGTTATCTGCGATGATTGCTCTCCGGCTATTCGCAGCAGGGATTACAAAGACCCGAACATTGTCTGCTATGATGCACGCGGCAACGGCGATGGTAAGACGTCTCCTACCATAACGGGTGACTACAACGGTCGCATTACAGATTATACTTCTGTCATCATCGAAAAAATCACTCGTTGGATCGTGCGGCGTCTGACCCCTACCGAGTGTGAGCGTCTGCAAGGCTATCCCGATGGGTGGACAGACCTCGGCGAATGGATAGACAGCAAGAGCAAGGCCCACAAGGCTGCTGATACGCCCCGATATAAGGCACTGGGTAACTCTATTGCCTTGCCGCAGTGGTACTACGTTCTCGGCGGCATCTCTGACCGTCTGCCGGATGACGCTACCCTCGGCAGTTTGTTTGATGGTATTGGTGGATTCCCGTATGTGTGGACAAAATTACATAACGACGATAAATCTCTTTGTGTTTGGGCCTCGGAAATCGAGGAATTCCCAATCACAGTCACTAAAAAACAATTTCCGGAAAATAATTCTTAAAGGAGTACATAGTTTATGGCAAAAAAGTTCGGAAGAAAAAACGAAATCAAGCTTGACCCTCTCGCCTTCAATCTTTGCCTTATGGGCGAAAGCGGTGTGGGCAAGACCACTATTATCAAAAAGTATTGCGAGAAGCTTGCCGGTCCAGATTCTTATCTGTTTTTGGAATGCGGTAAGGAAGACGGCGCTGACGCTATCAACGGCATCGTATGGGAGCCTGTGTGGGACTGGGAAAAGTTTGACGAGGTCACTACTGACATCATCGAAAATCGCTACACCGATTATAAGGATCTTCGTGTTGTCATTATTGACACCTACGATGAGCTGATGAGCCTTGCCGAGCAGGAAGTCATCCGTATGCATAACCGTGACAATCAGGACAAGCGCACCAAGAATTTCCGTTCAGCCTACGGCGGATTTAACGCCCCTTATGATAAGGCTATCGAAATCGTTCTTGATCGTCTGTGGGAGCTGAAGCGTGTCGGAGTTTCGTTTATCGTCATCGGCCATACCAAACGTGCCACCTATACAGACCCCGTTTCCAATCAGACATACAGCATGCTGTCCACCAACCTCGACAAGCGCTATTTCGAGGCTTTGAAAACAAAGGTTCATTTCCTCGGTGTCTGCTATGTTGACCGTGAAATTGCACAGCTCAAGACCGGCCGCAAAAACATCGTCAATGGTAAGGAGGAAGTTCTCGGAAAGGTTCAGAGCGAAAGTCGTGTTATCTGTTTCCGCGACGAAGGCTTTAGCGTGGACGCAAAAAGCCGCTTTGCCGACATCACCTCTGAGCGCATTCCGATGAATGTTGATGCTATGATCAAGGCCATTACAGATGCTATCAAGAAGGAACACGATAAGGGTCCTACCAGCTATGAGGACGATCTCAAAAAGCAGGCCGCAGAAGCCAAGGCTGTGGAAAAAGTACATCAGGCACGCATTGATAAATTCAAGGCTGATCGTCAGGACGAAGCCGATGAGGGAAATCGCGAAACTTATATCGCCACCATTGCGGCTAAATTCTCCGGTGCATCCGATGATGTCAAGGCTCAGGCAAAATCAATGCTGAATGAATCCGGCTATGCAAAGTTCTCTGATCCCAATGTGCCTATTGCCGCCCTCAAAAAGATTGCCTCTCTCTTCGCATAAGGCAGGCAGCGCATGGCAAAAACAACCGCACCCAAAGGCCGTCGCGTCAAGTGTCAGGCAACCGGTGTATGGGGCACGACACTCACCTACTATAAAGCCCCGGACGGCCACTGGTATAAGGACGAAGCAACCTATCAGGACAAGCTCCATAAAGCTGCCATGCATAAGCAGGTCATCGCCGCACTCGCCGATGTTATGATGTTCGATCCATCAATGGCGTTCCCTACCATCATCCCCAAAAAGCTCAAGGAACTCAGCTTCTATGACGATGAAATCATTCTCGCAACGATTGAGCAATGCCGGGATAAGATCGGGTACGCCATGCGCACCAAAGAGTTTTCAAGCGAGTACGGCCGCGCCGCTTATGTCATGGCCATTATCAAAAACCATATCAACGATGTCTATAAGGCGGCAAAATCCAACGCCGCCGTACAGTACAAGCAGGAAGCAAAAGCGCAGCAGGTCCCCATTTTGCAGGATCTCGGTTTTGGGGCAAATACGCAGGATCACCACGCACACAGGGATATTTCAGACTTCCTGTTTGACGATGAGCAGGAATGAGGTGATTTTCTATCGAATTACAAGAAATTTTAAATAAAATCAATGCAGACCGTGAACAGGTCGAAGCCCCGTTTGTCTTCTGCCTCTGGAAGGACCCCTACCTTTATGATGAGTACGACCGTGTCAATACTGGTACGGATGAAACCATCCAAACCGATGATTCTAAATTTTACTTTGCTCTTGGCCGCGCTCTGTACGAGCAGGGCTACCGCAACTTCGACGCCATCACACTTAATGCTTACCTCAAGGATAAGGACGAAACCCGTAAAGAATTTGATAAACGCGGCGGCTATCGCGAGGTAGAAGCGCTCAAATCTCTTATCAACCCGGATAATGTCGATGGCTATTTTGATAAGGTCGTCAAGCTGAACTTGCTGTCCGACCTCGCCCGCCAGTTCTTCAAAAATTTCTCCAATACGTCGCGGTTCGACAAGATGTCAAATACCGAAGTCTATGACTTCTTTGACTATCAGCTCAACACCATTTCTATCAACACTGCTAAGGATATGAAGGTGGAAGACGTCTGGTTCGATGATGCTTTTGTCGATGAACTCAATAAGGGCGAAGCGGTCGGTCTTAACTACGGCAAAAACTGCCCGCGCCTCAATTACCTGACATTGGGTGTACCGCTTGGTGACCTTACCATGCTCGGCGGTTTCTCCGGCACAGGCAAGACCAGCTTTGTATTTGAAAACATGATCCTTGTCATGGCCGAGGCCGGAATCAAGTGCTGCATTATCTCCAACGAGATGCAAGTCCGTGCCTATAAGCAGTTGTTGGCTGTACATATTCTTACCAAGGATCTGGACTATTGGAAAATCACCCGCAAGCACCTCAAGACCGGCAATTTCACCGACGAACAGAACGAAATGCTGCGCAAGGCTGCCAAAATCAGCCAGGAAAAGTATAAGAACATCAAGTTCGTCAAGATGTTCGATAACGATACTTCCCGCGTTGTAAAAACCATCCGCAAGTATTCTAAGCTGGGTTTCCAGATGTTCCTCTGGGACACGATGAAATCCGATGATGATGTCAGCATGGAAATGTACCGTCAGCTGCTCGTTGCCTCCCGCAAGGTGTTCCAGGCTGCCAGCCGCGAGAATGTTGCGGTCGTCTGTACTTACCAGTTAGCTCTCTACCTCTTGAATCAGCGGTATCTGGACGCCAACTGCCTGTCCAACGGTAAACAAATCAAGGAAGTCTTTTCCGAGATGATTTATATCCGCCCCCTCTGGGAGGACGAGTATACCGGTGAACGCTATGACTGTAAAGCCTACACCCGCGGCAAAAATGCAGATGGCAGCTGGGAAAAGTTTACCACTCCCATCACACTTGACAAAACCAAAAAGTATATCGTCGCTTTTCTCGATAAGACCCGCAATGATGAAGATAAGCAACAAGTTTTGTATGAGGCTAATCTCACTTGGAATAACTGGCGCGAGGTAGGTTTCTGCACGATCCGTAACGAACACGTTCAAACTACACGCTAAAGGGGGTGCTGCCACTATGAACGCGGCACTTCTGCAGCAGCATCTCTCCGGAAATTCCGACGCTCTTTTCAGCATCCTGGAAACGCTGGAATTTCAGCACATCAATCTCAATAACGCAAAAACACAGTTTCGCTTTTCCCGTCTGGAAGATTCCAACCCCACCAGTATGATGCTGGATGTCAACACCCTGCGTTACTACTGCTTTTCCACCAACGGTAAAGGCAATCTGTTTACTCTCATTATGGATCGTATCCATTGTACCTTTCCGCAAAGTCTGCAATTCGTGGCAAATATCCTGGACCTGGATACCTCTGATTTTAATGTTCAGGTCACTTATCCATTCCATGGCTTCTATCGTAAACTCCTGCCAGACCGTGACGATGATTTTGCCCTGCCCACGATCCCGGAAAACACACTTGACCCTTACTTAGGCAAATTCAATACGATGTTCTTTCAGGATGGTATCGATTATAAAACACAGGAAATGTTCCAAGTCGGCTACGATGAAGAATCCAGCCGCATCACCATCCCGGAGCGGGACTTTAACGGCAACCTTGTCGGCATCATGGGCCGCAGCAATGACCCAACTTGTAAGCACGAGGAACGCTGGCTGCCCCTTGTCCCCTGCTCTCGCAGCAAGACACTGTTCGGCTTGCAGCAGAACTATTACAACATCATCGACCGCGGCAACATTTTCCTGTTCGAGAGCGAAAAAGCTCCCATGCAGGCGCGGTCGTTTGGATGCAGGCTGGCGCTCGGCCTCTGTGGCTGTCATGTCTCTCATGCGCAAGCCACCATGATTGCTTCCATGCAGCCCAAAAATGTGGTGCTGGCTCTGGATGAAGGCTTGGAGGAAGAAGCCGTGCGCGAGGAGGCCAAAAAACTCGTGCAGGATAACATCATCGTCAAAACCAAGGTCGGCTATGTCTGGGATGCCGATAGCGACATCATTCCCAAAGGCAGCAAGCTCAACGCAGCAGACCTCGGCGTAGACGCTTACAAACAAATCATGAGAACGAAAGTGAGGTGGCTGACATAGCCGAACGTGCAAGAGACCCACGCCTGCAAGCCCTGTATGACGAAGGGGTCAACGTCTATAGTTTTTCCAAACTTGGTACCATCAATTCTTGCTTATACGGCGCGTGGCGCACTTACATATTACATGACCGCGGCAGCGGCTCGGTTTACACGGAGTTAGGTACCGCATCGCACCAGGCTATCGAAGACTTTATCGAGGGCAAAATCGACAAGAGCGGCATGCTCCCCATCTTTGAATCTGGCGTCGAGCAGTGCGAAATGCTCGGGTTTGACTTTCCGAAAGACTTCAAAGGCGGAAATTCCATCCGGAATCGGTATTTGTCAGATCTAAAAAACTGCTTCCAGACCTTCACAATGCCAAAAGGCAAATTCACGGTCGAGGAACTGTTGATCCTGCGCGTCAGCCCCACCCGGGCCATGCAGGGTTATTCCGACCTGCTGCGCTGGAACAACGATGGTACAGTTACCGTTCTGGACATCAAGTCATCCAGTGATTATGCCCAGAAAGACCTTCTCGAACATGGCCGTCAGCTTACGATCTACGGCATGGCGTTGGAGCAGGCCGGGTACAAGGTCAAATCCACCGCCTGGATCATGCTCAAGTATGTCGTCATCAAGTACGACTGGTACGCTACACGGCGCGGCAAAAACAAGACCCCACTCACCCGCATCGTCAATCGCTCCAAGATCTATGACACTATCAAGGACGCTGTCGAAGCCGCTTGCCGTGAGGCTGGCATGGACGAAATGGATATCGAAATCGCCATGATGGATTTCGCCAAGACGAACATTCTGGGCGATCTGTTCCCGGCTGAGGTCAAGACAAAGTTCTTCATTAAGCCATACGTGCGGGAGTATCCATACACCAAGGAACTTCAGGCCGAGGCGCTGGATTACATCAATAAGACTGCCGACCTCTACGAAAGTCTGCCACAAGAAAAAGACCACCCGTGGGAGCCGTGCGAGATCACGAAGGAGAACCAGTTTTTCTGCAACACTCTCTGCGGGCACAGAAAGACCTGCCCCTACATCAAGGACTACAACGAACGCACCATGGCCGGTGCCACACAATCCAAAAAGAACGAGGAGGATCTGTTCTGAATGTTTAGTGATATGGATGATATGTATTTCACCAACCCAAGCGAGGCCGATAGTATCATCGACGAAGCTACAGACCGCCTTCGTGATCTCATCAAGGATGACGTTAAGTGTGTGGTAGATGCATACAACAAAGCCCTTCGCGAAAAAGACAATCTGAAAAGCGACATTACCCGCCTCAACTGGGAAAAACAGCGTATTGAGGCTGATATTGAAGCGGCTAAGGCTAAAGCAGAGGATGTGAAGAACAACTATATTCCATCTGCTTACATCAATAAATTTGTCAGCAAGCGTACAGACGGATATGGTCCAGGCGATAAAGTCTGGGCTGTTGTACGTGACTTCAATTCGTACCCATGTACCTTCTGTGACGCCACCGGATATATCTCTGCAAAGATGGACGATGGAACAGAATTTAGAGCCATTTGTCCAAAATGCAATGGCAGGAGAACGGTACAGAATAACAAATACTATGTTTCACCTGACAAAATTGAATGCGTAAATATGAAACTCAATTTCACAGAAAACGAAGTTTCCGAAAATTGCTGGGAGCCTTTGTCAATCGTTTTGGCTAAAGCTGGAAGTATCAACCCTGAGAGAATTTTTAGGACCGAGGCCGAGGCCCAGGCAGAGATGCACGAATTAAATAAAGAACTGTTGGGGCAAACTGATGGCTAAGGTCAAGCGGACACTCACTCGTCAAGAGTTCATAGATTTGTTCGAGGGCTATGTCCAACGCGGAGATTCCACATCACGGTCGTTCATAAATGCCTTGTATCTGCAGCTCCAATATGAAGCCATCATGGAATATATCGAGAAATGTCCCGTGGTTGATAATTCTGTATACATATGGTCTGATGGCAAAATCGCCAACGGCTACATCCAGGACTTTCGCCACAGCTGGCCGTTTCAAGATGGAGGTGAATTCTATTCAAAATTACCATAAGCACACCTGCTGTTCTAACATCTATACACCAGACTCCCCTGCTACCTACGAGCAGTATGCCAAACGCGCCGTTGAACTTGGTCACAAAATTCTCTGCTCTCTTGAGCATGGTTGGCAAGGTAAATATCATGAATGCCGAGAAATCGCTATCAAATATGGCCTCAAATTCGTCTTCGGCACAGAAGCATACTGGGTAAAAGACCGACACGAAAAAGATCGAACCAACTGTCACATTGTCCTGCTTGCCAAAAACGAGAATGGCCGCGAATGGATCAATGAAGTTCTGTCCACCGCAAACGAGGATGGTTATTACTACCGCCCGCGTCTGGATGAGGAACTTCTGTTCTCACTGCCTCCTAACGATGTATTTGTCACCTCTGCCTGTGTTGCTTTCTGGCATTATGAACCAGAGTACGTCGAGCAACTGATCTGCAAGCTGCATGACTATTTCAAGGATAACTTCATGCTTGAAATCCAGGCACACAATACCGATAAGCAAAAGCAACTGAATGCTCGTATACTGAAGCTATCAAAAAAATACGGTATTCAGATGATTGTCGGCCTTGATAGCCACTACATATATCCTGAGCAGGCAGTTGAGCGTGACGAGCTTCTTGCTGCCAGCGGCACACATTATGATGACGAAGATGGCTGGTATATGGATTACCCAGACGACGACACTATTCGTCAGCGCTTTGCGGAACAGGGTGTTATCCCCGCAGATGAAGTCGAAAAGGCAATGCGCAACACTGACTTGATTTGCGATTTTGAAGATTATAAGAGCGAAGTCTTTGAAACCAACCGTAAGCTCCCCTCCATCTACCCGGATAAAACACCGGAAGAAAAATTCAAAATTTATAATCGTCTCATCAGTCAAAAGTTCAAAGAGTATATGAAGCATGTCCCGTCAGAGGATTATCAGCGATACTACGATGGTGTCAAAATGGAGGTTAACACATACAAAGACACTGGCATGATTGATTATCCTCTGATGGATTACGAGATTGTCAAGCGTGGTATTCAGTATGGTGGCATTATTACCAACACAGGCCGTGGTTCTGCTGTCAGCTACTTTACAAATACTCTTTGTGGCTTCAGTAAAGTTGATCGCTTCAAGTCTCCTATTAAACTTTATCCAGAGCGTTTTTTGTCCACAACTCGCATTATTCAAACCAACTCCCTGCCTGACATCGATCAGAACATCGACCGGCAAGAGCCTTTTGAACGGGCACAACGCGAAATTCTTGGTGAGGACCATGCGTATCCTATGATTGCTTTTGGTACGTTGAAGAAAAAAGCTGCATTCAAGCTCTATGCTAGAGCAAAAAAACTAGACTTCAATATTGCCAATAAAATCAGCGACCAAATCGACAAGTACGATATGGCGCTGAAATATGCAGATGACGATGAAAAAGACGAAATCAACATTTACGATTTTGTAGACCGTGAATATCAAGACTACGTCAAAAAGAGCGAGGTTTATTGGGGGCTTATTTCTTCAAAATCGAAAGCTCCATGTGCCTACATGCTTTATCAGGGCAGTATCCGGCGTCAAATTGGCCTCATCAAATGCAAAAGTGATACGACGAAAAAAGAGTACATCACGACCGTAGTTGATGGCGCTGTGGCTGAAAAATACAAGTTCCTAAAAAATGACTGGCTTATCGTTGACACAGTAGCTCTTACAGATGCAATTTTCAAACGTATCGGTATGGAACCTTTGACTGTCGATGAATTATCAGAATCCATTAAAGACAATCAACAGGTTTGGAGTATCTATGCAAAAGGTCTTACTTGCGGTGTCAATCAGTGCGAACGCGCATCTACTACACAAAAACTGATGAGGTATAAACCCAAAAATGTATCAGAGCTTGCAAATTTTATTGCAGCTATTCGTCCAGGCTTTAAATCTATGTACTCCAAGTTTGAAAGTCGAAAGCCGTTTTCTTATGGCATTCCGGCATTGGACAACATATTGCAAACAGAAGAATTTCCATACAGCTTCATTTTAACACAGGAACAGCTCATGTCTGTTCTTCATTTTGCAGGATTTCCCATGGACCGTTGTTACGGCATTATCAAAGACATTGCCAAAAAACATCCAGAAAAAGTTCGCCCTTTGAAAAATCAATTCATTGATGGTATGTGTAAGAACCTTGCCGGTCAATGTCCTCAAGGTAAAACACCAGAAGATGTTTCTGCTGAGATTTGGCAAATCATCAGTGATGCGACGGCCTATTCATTTAATGCCAGCCATAGCTGTTGTATGGCCTATGATTCCCTCTATAACGCTTGGCAAAAGAGCACCCATCCATTCGAGTTCTATGAGGTCTGTCTACAACACTTCTCCAATAAGGGCAAAAAGGAAAAAGTCTCCGCCCTCAAGGCTGAAATGCTTCGCGGCTTCAATATTCACGAGGGGCCTATCCAGTGGGGACATGACAACCGCAAATTCACTGCGGATAAAGAGCATCACGCCATTGATCCATCTCTGGTTTCCATCAAGGGTCTGAGCCAAGGCTGTGCTAACGACCTGTACGCCATGTACCAGTCCGGCAAATATCGTGATTTCTACACACTCTGGAAGGATATGTCCCATACGCGCAGTCTGAACTCTGCCAAGATTGAAACACTGGTGCTGCTGGACTATTTCAAGCCATTCGCTGGTGGCAATAAAATCCTTAAATTTATCGCAGCCTGCGATGCTTTGTATGAGCGCACGCAATTCCCCAAGGACACTGACTCTCCGTATATCGAATACATAAAAAAGTGCTCCACAACGACGGATAAGCTCAAGACCTATAAGGATTTTGACTACGATAAAGCTCTGCAAGAGATTTGGGATAGTCTGCCGGATGAACCGCTGACAATTTCTCAACAGCTCAAGGCACAGAAAGAATATCTCGGCTACCTCCAGTACGCCAACCCCCGCCTCGCTACCACCTACCACTACGTCCTCTCCATCGACGGCAAATACAAAAACAAAAACATCACCCTCTATCGTCTGTGCGACGGCGAGACTCTGACCTATAAGATCCGTCCCCGCACCCTCGACGATAACCCCATCGAACCCGGCGAGATCATCAAGGTGCTCGACACTCATACTGAGGGTAAATGGAGCAAGGACGGCGACCAGTGGGTGCAGTCAACAACAGACTTCAACGACTTTCTTACGAAATATTCCCATGTGAGGTGATTCAAATTTTAAATACCATTTTATTTTTCTTAGAGTTTTTCTCCATCCCCATCGCCATGCTGGTCGGTTTCCGGACTGAAAGCAAATATGTAGAGATCGGTATGCTCAGCTACCTGCTGTTCTTGCTGTTTATCATGCGCTATCAGCTGGAAAACCTCCAGCCCATCATCTGACGGAGGTGATTTTATCGAAGCAAATTTTGTAAAGTCCACGCTGGATACCTTCACGATCCTCGTGGATTCGCGTGAACAAGACACGCTCAAGTATCATCAGCGGCTTGCTCGGTTCAGCTGTCCCATTCTGCGCACCAAGCTTGATTTTGGCGACTACTCCGCGCAGGTCACACTGCCAAGCGGTGTCACTTTCAGCCTCGCCGATAAGGTCAGCGTGGAGCGGAAGATGTCCATAGATGAATGCACTTCATGTTGGACTACCAGCCGTGACCGCTTCAAGCGCGAGTTCGAGCGTGCCCGTACCAAGAACGCCAAAGTCTACCTGCTTATCGAGCAAGCCTCATGGGAGAAAGCCTACCATGGTTACTATCGTAGTCAGATGCGCCCGCAGGCTCTTGTTGCCAGCATGACTACATGGATGGCACGTTACGATACCCCCATCGTCATGTGTAACGCAGAAACATCAGGGCAGTTAATATACGATATTCTTTACCGTGAAATGAAAGAAGCTATGATCAATCTATGAGCACGCCCTTCAAGCAGCCTAAAGGCCAGCGCGTCTGCCTGCAATACATACAAACAAATCGCGATGGCGAAAAAGAGCCTATTGCCATCGTCACTGAAACCATTATCCCCGGCTCCTTCTCGCTATTCTTATCAGACGGTAAGACCTGGAAAAAGAAGCTGACAAAATCAGAACCGGACTTTGATAAGGAGGTGTGGCCGTCTTTATGAAGCCGAATGTAAAGGTTGTTGACATGGTCCATATGCTGTCGGACTACCCGGAGCAAAGCCGCTTTCTGCTCAAGAACCACGACTACGAGGTCTGTGTTCATCTGCAAATCGGGTACTTCGTCCTGTTGGCCGGTCGCCTCATCTTCCTGCCTATCGAGCTAAAGGGCTACGACTATACAGTCTATCAAACCACAAAGGAGTGATTTACTTTCACATGAATTTTAATAACCATCGTGAACAGAACCGTAAGGAGCGCGGCGTCAAAGAGCTGAATATGATGTGCGCCAGTTATGATTCCAAGTGTTCCGCTATCCGTACATTCAATATCAATGATTTGTCCCCTACCCAGCACCGCGCCTTTGACCGCCGGGAACCCGCAAAAAACTATCTGGAGGTAACCTGATGATAAAAATTGAAAACGTAGAAGTCGGCGGTCTCAAACCTGCACTTCGTGGCATGCGGAATCCAAAAAACAGCTGGGCCAGAAGTGACAGCGGCCTTGGCTGCACGCATCGTAAGAACTGGAATAATGAGGAAGATGGTCTGCTTCTTTGCGAAAACTGCGGCCATACATATGACGAACATGTTATCTGCGCAGGTCACCAACAGTATTGTATGGGTCCCAACGACCACGACCTTGCTACACGCTTGCGCAATGCCGGTACTGACCATAGAAAATACTTGCGCATGATCGTTGTTTGGCTTGATGTGACAGCCCCGCTGTATTGGTGGAAAGAAGCTGATACTTACAAAGTTGGCACAGTAACAAACTCGTGTAGCACCATGCATAAAGTCGCTGATAAAGAATTTACGGTTGACGATTTCAGCTACGAGCATCTAGTGCTATACTCCAGAGAAGTTTTAGATGATATTATTATTCAGCTCAACTTCTGGCGAAGTGTTTATCTAAAAGGCGGTCAAGTCAATAATTATGATGGCACTGATCGTATTTTTGAGCCGAAAGATAAGGATGCCTGGTGGCAGCTTATCCAGCTTCTCCCATCCAGTTACAATCAACTCCGCACGTCCATGGTCAATTATGAAGTTCTTGCCAACATCTATAAATCTCGCCGCGGTCATAAACTCGACGAATGGCGTAAATTCTGTGATTGGATCGAAACGCTTCCCTATTCTGAACTGATTACCGGCAAAGAGGTGGTCGCATGACCAAGCGAAACTCCCCCGGCCGTCAATTCAAGCTTAGTCTCGTCTGGCTCCTGGCTGCTGTCGCAATGATCCCTGTTCAGGGCTTTTGCATCTCAATCATCTGGAACTGGTTTATGCCCATTATCGGCTTGCCTACTCTCACATGGCTGCAAGCGTACTGTCTGCTTTTCGCTGTCAAGGCACTCCTTAGTAGTAAAAGCGAAACCGAGACAACAAAGACGATCAAAAGCATCATAGACGGCACCTGCACCGAGTATGACGACTATGACATTCCCGACGAGGCCGTTATCATCCTGCTTACGATTCTTGAAACCGTGATTGCATCCGTCCTCTATCTCATCATTGGCTGGTTCCTCAGCTATTTTTTGTACCTGTAAGGAGGTTTTTATGGCAAAAACACTTTCTAATGATGTTGATCAAAACGTTCAACACCCCATTTATTACGGTGGTGCCGATGACCCGTATGAGGTCATCAAGGTAATCGAGGCTTGGAATCTCGGCTTCCACCTCGGCAACACCGTCAAGTACATCAGCCGCGCCGGTAAAAAGGACGGCAATTCTGCTACACAGGATCTTAAAAAGGCACTGTTCTATTTGAACCGTGAAATTGAACTTCTGGAAAAGCAGAACCAGGTCATTGATGTATCCGACGCAATGGTAACCGATACCGTATCTGCTGGGACGAAGTAAGGAGGGTTTATGGAAAATGTAATTCTCTATACCACGCATTGCCCGCGATGTCTGATTCTGGCAAATAAACTGCAGGAAAAGGGCATCCACTATACGGAGTTTACCGATGTACAGAAAATGTTCGAGATGGGCATGGATATGATGCCTGTTCTGCAGGTGGGCAAAAAGCGTTATGGATTTAAAGAAGCAATCAAAATCGTAGGAGGTATGTAATGGCTATCGAACAGTATGAAAAATATCAGCCGTATCTTGACTTTATCAAGGAGTATGCCGCATCTAGCAACGCAGCCACTGGCAGTAAGGTTGATGCGAACGCGAACGTTGAATGCAAGAATGTCACCACCTTGACTGGTGAGCTTTATAAAAAAGATGGCATTGGCATCAACCGTCTGCGCATGTGGCAAAAAATCAAAGAGATGTACGGTCAGGAGTATGCTGACAAATACATTTACCAGCTTGACCACCATTTTATTTACCGCCATGACGAAACGAACCCGTGCCTGCCGTATACATATGGTGCTCGTGAGGTAGTAAATGTCCGGTACAATGGAACTACTTACTGCGTCCCTATGTATCGTTTGTATGAGATTTGCAACGAAGAAGAGGTTCTTGCTGACGAAGACCGTATTGTTTATATTAAGTACCCAAAAGATATGCTTGTCGAAGATAAAAACGGTTGGACTAAAGTAGAGCGCCTTGTTCGCAAAATGAGACATCGTGACCTTGTTCGCGTTAAAACAGCTTTTAATACAGATATCATTGTCACAGATAATCACCCCATGATTGTAAACGACAATATCAACGATACTGTAGAAGCTGCGGAGTCTCTTGGAGAAAAACAGTTCAGATGTGAAAGTCATGTTAATTTCGGGAACAAAGCAAGCATCGAATCTAAGGAGATTGCTGGACTCTGTGGCCTTGAGGTGCAAGAATATTCTAATTTCAACTGCATTCGCGGAAATCAGTTCTCGATTGCGTATGCGGTGCCTAAAGAGCTAATCCTTAATGAGGATGCTGGTTATTTGGTTGGTTTCTTTATTGGCGATGGATGGTTTGAAAGCAATGGCTATAAAATTTCCTTCTGTCAGAAAGACAAGGAAGCGCTTCAGAAAATTGCAGAAATCGCATATAACCGTTTTGGTGCTTCTTCTATTTTAAATTATCGTATGAAAGAGCAAAAATATGTTCTTTCTATCTCAAACCCTGTACTTTTTGGATTGCTTCGTGAACATTTTGGCATCGGCATTTACGCGCAAAACAAAGAACTGCCGGAGAAGATTTTTGAATACAGTGCTGATTTTGCAAAGGGCGTAATTGCTGGACTTATTGACAGTGATGGAACAATCGTATCGGATGGCGGTTATAATATTCGTCTTTCTTCTCGTGCGGCCGTTTTGCAGATTTCTGCCGTTGTAAATGCTTTAGGTATTCCTACCGCCATTTCTGGTCAGCAAACCAAATTTGGATGCAACCAACTGGTGCAGCAAAAATACGCTTTGTTTGGTGTTACGTTTAGAGAGACGTGTGAAGCAGATAAACCAGTGTTTTCTATGGCGTTAAAGTCGAAGCGCTCTAAACCGTGCAAGACAAAGCAAAAAAGCCGCATGAACGAGTGGCTTAATATTACCAATGTAGGCATAGTTGACAACGAGCCGTTCCTTGATCAAAACGAGTATATCTACGATATTACCACCGAATCGCACAGTTTCGTCTGTAATGGTCTGTGGGTACATAACTGCGTCTCGATTACCATGTATCCGTTCCTGTTCAACGGTCTGGAAAGCATCGGCGGCGGCTCATCTGCTCCTCACAACCTTGATTCCTTCTGCGGTGAATTTATCAACCTGTGCTTTGCCATTGCATCTCAGTTTGCCGGTGCAGTCGCCACCCCTGAGTTCATCCCTTATCTTGATTACTTCATCCGCAAGGACTATGGCGACGATTATTACCTGCACGCAGATAAGGTAGTTGATCTTTCCAATCGTCATCGCAGTATCGACAAGGTTATTACTGACCAGTTTGAGCAGGTCGTCTATTCTTTGAATCAGCCTGCCGCTGCTCGTAATTTCCAGTCCATCTTCTGGAACTGCGCATACTTCGACAAGCCGTATTTTGATGGTATGTTCTCTGATTTCGTATTCCCAGATGGCACAGAAATGCAGTGGGAGTCTGTGTCCTGGCTGCAAAAGCGCTTTATGGAATGGCTGAATCAGGAGCGTCTGAAGAAGATCCTCACCTTCCCTGTCGAGACTCTGAACCTGCTGGATGATGGCACTGATTATGTCGATAAGGAATGGGCTGACAACGCTGCCGAAATGCTTTCTAAGGGCCACAGCTTCTTTATCTATCGTTCCAATAGTGTGGACTCTCTGGCATCCTGCTGCCGTCTGCGCAATGAAATGAGCGACAATACCTTCAGTTATACACTTGGTGCTGGCGGCGTGGCTACTGGCTCTAAGGGTGTTATCACCATCAATATGAATCGCCTGATCCAGACTGCTGTTGACGATAACCGTGATATTTGCGACGCCGTTCGTGAACAAGTCAAAGATATCCATGTTTACCTCAAGGCATGGAACGCAATTTTGAAGGACGAGTTCAATGCAAAGCTGCTCCCTATCTACGATGCCGGATATATCTCTTTGGATAAGCAGTTCCTGACCATTGGCATTAACGGCTTTGTTGAGGGCTGTGAGTTCCTTGGCTATACCATCTCCCCGGACGACCAAAACTATGTTGATTTTACCAACAAAGTGCTCAAGGTCATCTATGACGAGAACAAGGCAGATCGCTCTGATGGCATTATGTTCAACACCGAGTATGTCCCCGCTGAAAACCTTGGTGTCAAGAACGCAAAGTGGGATAAGCAGGATGGCTTCGCAGTTCCGCGTGACTGCTACAACAGCTACTTCTATGTTGTCGAGGATCTTACCAAGCCGCTTGATAAATTCATGCTCCACGGCTCCAAAATGACGCAGTATCTGGACGGCGGCAGTGCCCTGCATCTGAATCTGGAGGAACATCTGGATAAGGAGCAGTACCGCAAACTGATGAATGTGGCTATCAAGACTGGGTGTCCCTATTGGACGGTGAATGTGCCGAATACCATCTGCAATGACTGCGGACACATTTCTAAGCACCACCTGCATAAATGCCCTAAGTGCGGCAGTGAAAATCTGGACTATGCAACCCGTGTCATTGGTTATCTCAAGCGCGTGTCCAGCTTCTCCGAGGCCCGTCAGAAGGAGGCAGCGAAGCGCTATTATGCAGACTGATTGCAAGCCGCTTCTGTATAGTCACTATGATGTGACATTCCAAGAAGTCCCCGGGGAGATAAGCCTTGTGTTTGATATTACAGGCTGCCCACATCACTGCCCTGACTGCCACTCCAAATTCTTATGGGAGTATAGCGGTGAACCGTTACAATGGAACGTACAAAAATACATACGCAAGTATGGCAGCACTATTACTTGTGTTTGCTTCATGGGTGGAGACCAAGACATTACACAGATCCTAAATTATGTATGGCTTATTCATTATAAATACGGATTAAAGACTTGTTTGTATACAGGTCTTACAGAAGATGCCTTTAAGAATCTTGTGGACCGCAATGGAATAAGAAACAATATTAAGCTCCTTGATTATATAAAAATTGGCCCATACATCAAAGAATTTGGCGGGCTTGATTCAAAAACAACCAATCAGCGCTTCTACGCAAAGCAACAAGATGGCTCTTACATAGACAAGACGATCCTGTTTCAAAAGGAGTACAAATGAAAATCAAAACCAACCCGGCATGGACAGATGACGAGGTGCAGGAGTTCCGCGCATCCGTCAAAGCAAATGAGGGCTACTGCCCCTGTCGTCTCACCAAGACGCCTGAAACTAAATGTATGTGCAAAGAGTTCCGCGAACAAGATTCCGGTCTCTGCCACTGCGGACTGTATTATAAGGAGTGACTAAATGGACACACAAAACGATATTCTCGTTCGTGACTGGAATGCAGATTTCATCAAGAAGATGCAGAACCGTATTCTTGTTTCCCACTACAAATACAGCTGGATGAAAAATACATACCCTGAACTGGCTCAGGCCGTCAAGGAGATTGAACCGCGTCTCAAAAAATATCTCGAAACCGGAAATACTGAGTGGCTGATCGATGTTGCCAACTTTGCCATGATCGAGTTCATGTATCCCAGTGTTTCGGGTGCAGCTTTTCGCGGCACGGACAGTGACGAATCGCCAGGACTCACCAGCGGTATTAGTTACAAGGAGCTAGTAGATAGTATGAAAGGCGGTTACTAATGAAGAAAACTATCATCGAAGAATATGACAATGCTGGAAAGCTCATCAAGAAAACCACTATTGAGGAAGATACCGACAAATATAATGGTATCTATAACCCTAACAATTCCATTACCTGGCAGTCTGGTGTCAGAGAACCAGTTGCGGTCTATAAAGAATATCTTGATAAATCCATCACCTGCACGGCATCCGGTGCCACCAAGGCCACTCTTAAAGGAGAATAAAAATGGAAACCTTGAAAATCAAAAAGCTCCACCCTGATGCTCATATCCCTACCCGCGCTCACGACACTGACGCCGGTATGGATCTGTACGCACTTCCTGTCGAATACACCGATGAGGAAAAGGAAGCATGCAAATCCATTGTTGACCGGAATATTACATATGCGAAATTCTTTGACCTTTTCGGAGGAACTGGCATTTTTGGCGGCACACTTCTTAGTGAAAAGCAAAAGACAGCAATCGACGTTGCTGGCAGTTTAATAGATTCTGAATTAACAGACTCTAAATGGGATAATTTTTTCAAATCTAAAATTGTAATCATGCCTCATAAAACGAAGATGATTCCCACCGGTATTGCGATTGCAGTCCCTACTGGTTATATGGGTTGCATTTATGCGCGTAGTGGTCTTGCATCTAAGCATGGTCTCGCTCCCGCCAACTGCGTAGGTATTGTGGACTCTGACTATCGCGGCGAGGTCAAGGTGGCTCTTCATAACTATAGCGACAAGAATCAGGTCATTGATGTTGGTGAGCGCATCGCCCAGCTTGTCATTCAGCCCATTTCTCTGTGTACGCCTATGGAGGTGGAAGAACTTGATGAAACTGATCGCGGCGTTGGCGGCTTTGGTTCCTCCGGCCAAAAGTAAAAACGATGAATTATGGCCCTATAAGGTTGTAGAACTGCAAAGCAGCGGTTACGAAGACAAGCCCATTGTCACCTGTGAATACTTTGAGGATAGTTACGAAAAGGCATATCATACCATGTGCCAACACGCCAACGATTCCTACACAAATAGCTTATCTCGTATGTCTTTGGATTTTCGCCCAAGGTACACGATAACGCCACAATACGCCATAGTCTCCGGCGGAAACCCGCCTTGGAAAGATATGTGGGTAATCATGAAAGAGGGTAAATAATGCACAAACTGTATCGCGTCACTTACCGCCTCCATGAGGGCAAGGAATCCGATGATATTGCCAGCCGATTCCTGTTCACAGAGGAAGAAATGCACGAAACCGTCGATTGGTATAGCTCGTTTGACAGCCTGTTAGATGCCGTCAAGGCTCACAAGTGTCCCGGTCTGTACTGTGGCGAGACTGCGTTCACACACCGCCTGTGCATGTATTACTATGGCGTTCGTTTTGACGGTACTATAACAGAAAGAGATTTCGTAAATCCCACTTCTTTCGAGACTATGTATCACGAATGTTCGCCGCAGCATTACAATTATGATTTCTTTAAAAAGAACCTGTCCATGGATGATTTCATGACCTTCCTACAGGAACGATACGGTGCAGGCTGTAAGACCATACTTTTTAACACCGCAATGGAGAAATAACATGAACAACGATTTCACGACCACCATCCAGAACGTCAGCCGGTTCTGGTATCTCAAGGACATCCTGGATGTAAACACCAATAAGCAGCGCACGGACGGCCGCTACCCTAAGCGCATCGGTTCAACCTTCTGGCAGATCATCGTTCCAGGCATCGGCAAAAGTGCCGCTCTGTTTTACCTGTATGACAATAAAGGCAACCGCAAAAACGGCTACCTGCAGACCAGTATGGTGCATGGTGTTGATATCACAGAAGAATCTGACAACTGCGATGCAGAGCTTCGCATCACAACGCTGAACAGCATTTTTATCCTGACGCCCACAGAGCCAAAGCAAGAGTCTGATCTCGCAGAATAACTACATAATGGCAGCGCATCAGCGCGGGTGGGTATGGGGTAAATATTTATATGATTTCAAGCAAAGAAGTACGCAACGCAAGGCTAACACGCGAAGCCAGAGAAGCAGCCATAAAGCTGAAGGAATATTGCAATCTGAAATTAGGGTGCAGCTCCTGCTGCTTTTCTATGATTGACGGTGGATGTCTTATAAGTGATAACATCCCCAGCAGCTGGCACTTGGAGGCAGAGGCCCCGTCTGATATGGAACGCCGCTTTGCCAAGTATAAGCTGAACGAAGGATTTGACTATGTAAATCTTGATTTCGATATGGATGGCCGCCATGTAACAGTATGCGATAGTAATAAACCTGACATTGGCCTCATCCTGTCATCGGACAGCTTTGGCTGCCTGCTTGACGCCGGTGATTATTCGCTGCGATCCATCGTAGACGGAAAAGTCAAAAGGAGAACAACCAAACCATGACAGTACGCGAACTAATCCATGAGCTTCTCGACAATGGCGAACTTGACACTCGTGTCGTTATCGAGACCGCCAACGGCGACTACAACATTGCCGCAGTGAGTTCTCAATATGTTGGCGACAACACCATTTACCTTTGCATCGACGAATAAAAAAGCCGCGCAAGCCACCCTGCACGGCCAATAAGTTACTTCAATTTTTCAAGGATCTCATCAACGCTCATGCCCTCAGCCAGAAGCTTGCTCACCATTTCCTGGGCTTCGGCTTTCTTAGCTTCGGCCTCGGCGGCTGCATCTGCTTTAGCTTTCTTGGCCTCCAGCTTTGCAATAGCCTTATCAATGATTTTGATATTTGCCTTTTTTGCTTTTACTGCCTCTTTTAAATCAGCCAACTGTGTCATCAGATCATCTACGGCAGTTTCGGTATTGGCCAATTCAGCAATCGCCGCGTCCTTAGCGGCCTGTTCTTCGGCAATTTGTGCTGCATAATCAACAGCGACAGTTTTAGGTTTGTTCTTGCTTCCCTTGGTTCTCGGCATGGTGTGTTCCTCCTTCAATCATTTTGATTTAACTATATCACACCGTTAAATAAACTGCAATATGAAATTCAAATGAGGTGATCTATTCTGTACTTCTATGATACCTGCGCCTTGCTCAATATGGGCGAGGCTGCTTTCGATGAAAATTTTTTTATCTCAGTATATACCCTCAGCGAGCTGGAATCAATCAAAACCAGTCGCACCAAAGATGAAAGTGTTCGCTATCGTGCCCGCCGTATGACAAAACTGCTGGACGAATACCGTGAGTCTGGCATCTACTCGGTCGAGTATGAACGCGATGAAGTCAGTGTAGGACCAGCATGGCCTGTTGATCCTGCCATTACAGTCAGTGAGCCAATCGCACCGGATACTACAGACTCTAAGATTTGTGCCGCAGCAAAACATGTGGCCGATACGCTTAATGGCACAACGGCCATCACATTCTGCACGGATGATATCTGCTGCAAACTCATCGCCCACGATATTTTTCACCTGGATGTGTGCAGCACTTCCGATATCCTGCCAACAGATACATATACCGGCTACAAAGAGGTCGTGCCTACTGAGCAAGAACATGTAGAACTGTATAATGACCCAACCTCGGACATCTTCTGCCTGCTGACAAACCAGTATCTGATCCTGCGTGATAAAGATGACAATGTAACCGATATGTTCCGCTGGGATGGCGATAAGCATGTCCCGGTCGAGTATAAATCTTTCAAGACACTCATGTTCGATACCGTCAAGGCCAAGAATGGTGATGTTTACCAAAAACTGGCCCTTGATAGTCTTTCCTGCAATAAGATTACCATGCTTCATGGCCCCGCCGGGACAGGCAAAAGTTATCTGGCACTGGCCTATATGTTCAAGCTGCTGGAGTCTCACAAGATCGACAAAATCATTGTATTCACCAACCCATGCGCCACTACCGGCGCAGCCAAGCTCGGTTTCTACCCCGGCACCCGCGATGAAAAACTGCTCGACAGCCAGATAGGCAATATGCTCGGCGCAAAGCTCGGCGACAAGATGATGCTGGAGCGTATGCTCAATGAAAATAAGATCCAGCTTCTCCCCTTCTCCGATATCCGTGGCTTTGATACTACCGGCATGAACTGCGCCGTCTATATCACAGAGGCTCAGAACCTTGATATCGAGATGATGCGCCTGGCCCTGCAGCGTATTGGCGAGGACTGTGTTGCCATCATTGACGGCGATTATGAGGCACAGGTCGATATGGCTGCTTACTCCGGCTCCAACAATGGTATGCGCCGCCTCAGTGAGGTATTCCGCGGCAGCGACTTCTACGGTGAGGTCAAGCTGCAAAATATCTACCGTTCCCGTATCGCTGCTCTCGCACAGGAGATGTAATCATGAAAGATAAAATCAAAGGATTCCTGCTTGGCATTGCCATCTATGCTGTATCGTATTTTGCTATTTTCTGGGTGAATTTTTTCCTCGCCAAGTTTATTTTTGTGCCGATTTTCGGGGCCTACATCTGTAATACCCTAAACAACCTTTTCAACACCGCGTCGTTTACTATACAGATGCTGCCCCTCGCTTATGCCTGGACTTGCCTGATTGGCGGCGTTTTCTTCTGGCAAAACTGGAACAATAACTAAGGAGATATTTATGAAAAAATATACGGCAAAAGAACTCGTCAATGAAGGCTATACGCTTGAGAATGCACTTATCAAAAATGTCTCTCTGTCGTCAGCAGATTATTGCTGCCTTTGTCTTGGCATTGAACTTAAAGGTGACCCCTGGGGCTGCGTGTACGGTGGATACAGCCTTGGCAACATTTACCCCGACAGCTACGAGAAAGACACCTATGAAGGCTCCGCTGCTGGTATGGAGGCCATCATGCGTATCATGGATGTAGTCGGTGTGTCGCGCCTGGAGGATATGCAGGGCAAATATGTTCGCGTCGCTATCAAGGGCTGGGGCAGCACTATTAAAATCATCGGCAATATTATCAACGACCGCTGGTTTGATTACAAAACTTTCTTCACAGATAAAAAGGAGGAATCCAAGTGAATTATTATATCGCAGACCTGCACTTTTCCCATCAGAACATTATCCAGTTCGATAAGCGCCCCTATCAGACCATCGAGCAGATGAACAATGATCTTGTCAATCGCTGGAACGACGTTATAACTGACCGCGATGATGTCTATGTCCTTGGTGATATGTTCTGGAATACGGACGACGCTCCCATGATCCTCCAGATGCTTAAAGGCCGCATCCACCTTATTAAGGGCAACCACGATAAGATCACGTCAGATATGATGCACTACTTTTCGAGCATCAGCGGTTATGCTGAAATCAATGACAATGGAAATAATCTCATTCTGTGCCACTACCCCATTATGTTTTACAACCATAGCTACTCCCCGCATTGCTGGATGCTTTGCGGTCACGTACATAACACCCGCGAAAACGCCTGGCTCAATGAGTGGAAGGGCGAACTCCGCGACAACATCTACAGCATTGCCAATAACCGCGGCAATATCATCAATGTCGGCTGCATGCTGCACGATTATACCCCCAAGACCATCGACCAGCTGATCGAGTGGGATAAAAGCGAAGTCTGGAGGGTCAGCGCAACATGAAAATTATCCAAGGCGTCAGAGGTTCCGGCAAAACATATACATTGGTTCAACTTAGCCATCTGAGCAGCTATCCGATCATGACCAGAAGCAGATGCAATAAAAAATATATCCAGACGATGGCTGACCAGCTTGGCATCACTATCCCGGAACCCATCGTTTTCCGCAGTAAACAGGATACAAGAGGCAAGCTCCTCCCGACAGATAAAGTCCTCGTTGACGATCTTGATGGATGGCTTTCTGATATTGTAAGTGACTATTTTGGTTCTGCTGTTGCTGCCGCCACTATGAACCTCGACGACAACCAAAATGTGATCAATCTTATGAATGAGGAGATAAAGCACAAATGTATGAAATTATGACAAGCTGGGGATTCACAACCGTTGTCGAGGCGCTTGGCCTTAGAAATGCTCACTGTACTTATATTTATACTCCGTCTAATGATAGCTATTGGTCAGATCCGTTTGCTGTATGGGAATTCATTGAATCGGAATTCAACATTCTTAACGATGACATCGTGGACGAGGCATGTGACGATAAATTCTTCGGCCTCTGGTGGCGCTATGCTGAGGGCACGAATATCGCAGACGACCCAGACTATGAGGTACATAATTTTACTTTCCACGGTAAACCTGTCAAGGCATGGGCTGATACAAGTGCTGATCATGTAGAGATCTACGAAGATGAGGATGGACAGCAGGTAGCAGACGAATATGGTTATGACTACCTCAACCCTCTGGAGTATTGCGTCAACGAGATCGGTGCCTCCACCCCTAAAAATGTCGATGCTGTCTGCACCGGCCTTGCCAAGCTTAACGGCATGACGCTGTCCGAATTCTTCAAAAAGTATATGGAGGCAGATGATGAAGAAATTTCCGAATGACTTCCACTACTTTGGACGTGGTACACACCTGACCGATAAAGAAATCGACCAGCATGTCCAGGATGTCAAAAAGATGCTGAAAAAACAGGAACGCGATGATCCAAAAGATTTCAGCCCAGTATTCATCGCCACAGGCGACACACTGGTTGTAGGCTATCGTTACCATGATAGTAAGCGGATCAATGTCTGCCGCAACTACTATGAGCTGGAATATGCTTTTAAGGAGTGAGAGCCTATGAAGGAAGTCCCCATTTGGGAAAAGCAAAACCTGACTCTGGAAGAGGCAGCCGCCTACTCCGGTATCGGCGTCAACAGACTCTACGAAATGACAAAAGACGGTAGTTGCCCCTTCGTTCTTTGGGTTGGCAGCAAACGTCTTATCAAGCGCAAGCGTTTTGACCAATATATTGAACAAAGTTTCAGTATCTGATAAATTGACTTTCATAAAATCATAAGACAAAGAGGGCCTTGGTGTGATATAATAAGGGTGTCATACTAAGGCTCTCTTTTAACTTTTATTTAAAGGAGGGCACATAATGTCCGTACAACGCAGGAAAGACAACAAAGGCAGAGTTTTAAAGAACGGCGAATCACAACGCAAAGACGGAACCTATATGTATCGGTATACCGATATGAGGGGCAAACGTCAAACCGTGTACTCTGCAGATTTAAAGACACTGAGGGACAAAGAGGAGGAGTTAGAAAAAGCACTAAGAGAACATTTAGATTATACAAACGGCAACATACGTGTCATTGACCTTGTCGAGAAATCTCTTACTGTAAAACAGGGCCTCGCATTCTCTACAAAAAGCAACTATCATAATACCCTAACCAGTTTGAAACGGTATGATTTCGTATATACGCCAGTCAAGCTCGTCAAAATCAGCAGCGCAAAACAGTTCATGATAGAATTGTATAAGGGACGCAAATATTCCACGGTGTCGTATTATAAGACGATACTGAGCAACGCATTCAAGATGGCCTGCGATGATGAAATCGTACTGAAAAACCCGTTTGATTTTGCATTGAAGGAAGTCATTAAGAATGATTCGACCCCGAGATCGGCACTTACCCAAGAGGAAGTTGATTTGTTCTTCAACTATATCCACGGCAGTAAATGCTATAGGAAATATGAGGACGAGTTCAGAATTTTGCTCGGGACCGGGCTTCGTATCAGCGAGCTGTATGGTCTTACTTTTGACAACGTTGATTTTGAGCATAGGCGGATTTTTGTGAACCATCAGTTATGCTATTTGACTGTAAACCGTCACAATGTCTGGAAGATATGCCCGCCAAAATCGAACAGTGGGCGTCGTTATGTTCCAATGTCAGAAGAAGTGTATCAGTGCTTCCAAAATGTCATAGCACAAAGACCACGTCCAGAAATAGAGCCAGAGGTTGACGGTTACACCAACTTCATATTCCTGTCAAAAATCGATGGACACGGTTTGCGGTGCGAAAATTTCGTGCTTCAAACATTCCAGAGCATTGAAAAAAGCTACACGAAGAAATTCCCTGACGGTCCAAAGATGCCGCATATCACGCCGCACATTCTGCGTCACACATTCTGCACGAACGCAATAAACAACGGTATGGGTATAAAAACTGTACAGTATCTCATGGGCCATTCCTCCGTAGAAATGACACTGGGCGTTTATACGCACGTAACACAGCAATCCGTATTCAGTGATTTTTACAAGATTTCCGACATGAAAACCACCTCTGCAGAGCAGTCGTTTACAGGGTAATAAACCGGACTTCATTTACACCAAAATTTACACCAATTTTGATGAAAATACATGAAAATATAAAGATTTACGTGAAGTCCCGCCAAAAATTCTCCCGTAATCAGCGCCTCATTATAAACGATATATCGACATATAAAGACATATATGAAGATATGTACCAAAAGTATGATGACTAGCACTTGATTATAACGGCTCGGCGTGGTAGAATCAAGAGAAAAGGATTGAAACGGAGAAAATGCT